TCCCCTCCCATGCACATGATAGGTTTTTGGTTCCACGTGGAACATGGGGGGATTGTCAACCTATAGGCTTACATATGGGGGTGTTTTGTCAGCTTATAGGTTTACAAAAAAAATTTGTTGGTTATATGGAGGATGTCTTGTAACTTTGGGGCGGTGGGTGGGGAATGGGACATAAGTCCGTCCTACAGATATAGAGTGGATAGGTGGTTAAATCTGGTGAATGGATGTCTCTGGTAGATGGAAATAAGAATGGGGATAGTGTATCTGGTTGAAAATAAGACATAATATAGCAATAGTATAAAAGATTGTATTTGACTATGTTATAAAGTCTTCCTATCTTTGTATCAACTACATTAACAATATGAAGGTCATATTACAAAAGCTGAAGAAACAGGAGGAGGATAGCTATCTGGTAGCAGAGAGGTATTACACCATCCTGTCAGCTATTAATGATCTTAAGCTGACACAAAGGGAAATACAGCTTTTGGCTTTTACGGCTATTAGGGGGAATATATCCTATGCCAATATAAGACAGGACTTCTGTGATAAGTATGGCACCACCAACCCCTCTATAAATAACATCATTTCCAGGCTGAAGAAGATGGGGGTGCTGGTGAAGGATGGAACGAAGGTGAAGGTGAACCCCAAAATCATATTAAACTTTGAAAACGATGTCACCCTTGAAATCAGACTTGTTCACAGATAATAAGCCCATGAGCCTTCCTGTTAAGGATTGGATCATTAGAAAGCTGGCTGTGAAGATGATGACCAGTGAGAAGACAATTGAGACGGTGGTGAACCACCAGTTTCAGGAGGCTAACAAGGCGCTGGTGAAGCATAAGAGTTTGGAGATCAGTGGGTTTGGTAAGTTCTTCTTCAATGAGGGAAAAGCTGCCAAGCAGATGGCGAAGTTTGAAAGCCAGAAAGAGCTGTTCAGCAGGATTTTGGAGAACGAGGTGTTGACGGACCAGAAAAGGAAGTCGATAGAGCTCAAGCTGCAAATAGCCCTGGATAATATAAGAGACTTAAAACCAAAGATGTATGTCGATGATTTCCCAGATTTACGAGGGGTGGAGGAACAACTTGATACCCCCAGAGAAACTGAAGACAGCGATCATAGAGACGAGTAATGAAAGAATGAGGATTTGTAAGCAGTGTGAACACCACTCAGCTAACAAAAAAGATTATAAAACCATCCGTCCTGATGCTCATTGCACCAAATGTGGGTGCACCCTGTCTGCAAAAACCAAATGTTTAGCATGTAGCTGTCCAATAGACAAGTGGGCAGCGGTGGTTACGCAAGAACAAGAAGAGCAAATGAAAAAAGATGATGGAAAATAAAGAGGTTGTTTTAAAGAAGATTCCCCTGAGGGTGTTGATAGACATTCTGCAGGATGCCTGGAACAAAGGAGCTGACTACATCGATATTATTGGTGTGGCAGACGAGGTTCAGGACAATATAGCCATTGCTATAAAGGAAGAATATTTTAATACCAATCCAGAGGAGGAGTTTGAAGTGGATGTGGAGCTAGAAAAGCTGGATGAAGATAAAGACATTACTGACGAAGATTTAAACCAATTAATATGAACCCTGTAGTAGAAGCATGGATTGTTATTGAGAAACTGGGAGCTCTTGTGGCTACACCAGGCATCTCAGAAGATGTTAAAACTCTAGCTAACGAACAGATTGCTAAGCTTTTAAAGGATGTGATTACACCTGGACTAAGCAAGCTCTCTGCTAGTTCGGCTGGAATTATTGCCTAAATTATGCATATGGGAAAACCCAATGATTATTACAGAGTGCTTGCACTCCTCCAGCAATTACAAGTTAGCTATCCTAATTACAATATGGGTAGACATATAGCCACTGCGCTAGATGAGTATGGAGATGTGTGGGGACTTACAGATAGGGAGATATTGTTTGCTCTGGAGAAGTATAAAGCTGAGCTGGATATGGATGTCCCACACACGGACGAGAGTGAGATAGACCAGATTATAAAGGAGGGGATGAATCTGGAGAACATACTAAAAGAAGAAGATGGCGAAGACTATTAAAAAAACTACATACGTAAATGCTGAGCTTGATTGGGCAGAACAGCAGCTTTCCTCATGGAAGGCTTATGTTGATGCCAATCCCCTGCATGAACTTAAAGACAGGATTGAGTGGAAACCAACGGCAAAAGGTGGAATGCTTCCAATGGTGATTGCATCAATCGAAGCACAAGGTAAGTTTATACAGGAAACAATGAAGAACTACTTAGCTCTTCTTGAGGTGGTGGAGAAACTACGTGAGAAAGAGGAAGCTAAAGTGGAAATCAGAGGTAATGGAGAACTAAGCTCCATGGCTGAAGACTTCCTTAAGAGCAGAAGATAATGAGCGAGCTTATAAGCATAGACTACAAAGACTGGTTTATTAACCAGGGGCGTCTGCCTGACCGTGAGTCTGCAGAGTATAAGCCGTTTTTTGACTTTCATAGAGAAATATGCTTGAACGGGTGCTTAATGAACGGGGTGTATATCAACCCATTCCTTTACTGGCACCTAAATGTTTGGCATACAGAGGTGGATGTTGTAGATGAAAGAGGACGCATCTTCCAGAAATATGCAAATCCCCTGTTACGTGATAACGAATGGATTGTGACAAATGAGATTGACAGGGCACAACAAGATAAAAAGGGCTTGGTGATACTAGGAATACGACGTTTTGCCAAGTCTGTTTTAGAGGCTTCTTACATAGGGTGGGGCGCAACATTTGATGAAAACTCCCAGAATGTGATCGCTGGGTTAAATGCCCCCGACATAAAGCTGATCACAGATAAGCTGGACAAGGGCCTCAACTTTTTGCCTGAAGCATGGAGATGGCAGAGAGTTGAAGACAACTGGAAAAACCAAGTCACCCTAGGTATCAAGACTCGTGGAGGAGAACGTATACCGTTCTCTCAAATCCTCATCCGTAACCTGGATGAAGGTAATAACGAAGAGGCTATTGCAGGTACCAAACCTCGTAAACTAATCATTGACGAGATTGGTAAGGGCAACTTCCTCAGAGGCTTTCAGGCAGCTGTGCCAGGTTTCACCACACCTTATGGTTGGGGATGTTCTCCTCTACTTACGGGTACAGGTGGTGACATGAAGAAATTCATGGATGCCAAGAGCCTAATGTTTGACGTGGACAACTTCAACTTTCTCACTTATAACAATGAGAAAGATGATAGACGAGTGCACGGACTTTTCATTTCCTATAAGTATAGGATGGAAGCTAAGGAAGAATCTACACTTGGAGCATTCCTTGAACATTCAGAGGACAGCGACCTGCACAATGTTCCTATGCTTGTAAGTAATGAGGAGAAAGCAAAGGAGATAACAGAAAACAATCTCGAACGCCTTAAAAAGGCTGGAGATAGAGTGGCCTATCTGAAGGAAAAGATGTACTATCCTATGGAGGTGGATGACATCTTCCTGAATGAGGACACAAATATATTTGACATAGAAGCAGCCAAGCGTCAAAAGTCTAGGTTGCTCATGCAGGGGCGTACAGGCACTCCCATTGTTCTGTTTCATGATGGTGAAAACATCAGCCATGAGTTTACAGATAAACAGCCCATAACCAACTTCCCCCTAAAGAACAGTGACTTGAAAGACGCTCCTGTTGTCATCTACGAATTTCCCATCGAAAATCCTCCATATGGACTTTATGTAGCTGGTGTTGACCCATATAGACAAGGTCAAGCTGCATATTCCACCTCTCTGGGTAGTGTGTACATTTATAAAAGAATGCATGACATAACAGGAGAGAAATATCAGGATATGTTCGTAGCTTCGTACTGCGCTAGACCTGAGAAGAAGGAAACGTGGGAAGAACAGGCTAGATTGCTCATCAAATATTACAATGCTAGAACGCTTTGTGAGAATGATGACATCTCCTTCATAGAATACATGAAAGCAAAGGGAGATGCACACTATCTAGAGAAACAACCTGACTGGCTGAAAGAAGTGGTGCCTGGAACAACAGTGAAACGTGACTATGGTGTACACCGTTCTGCAGATAAGATAAGAGACTACCTGCATAACTGTCTGAAGAAGTATATGGAGGCTGTGATATATCAGGATAAAGATGAAGATGGTAAGGTGATTAAAGAAGTGACAGGTGTATCAAAGATATTTGATCCTGTGCTGTTGGAGGAGATAATTCAGTATAACGATCAAGGTAACTTTGACCGTATTGTGGCTGCAGAACTTGCTATAGCTCAGGCAATTAAGATGGACCCTGTGCTTGGTAAGGTGGGAGGATCATCAGATCCTAGAGTGAGTGCGATATTCAAACCCAACAAGAAGAACGTATTGTTCACAGAATCTCGTGGGTTATTTAATAAAAGGAAAAAAAGTAAACTATTTTTATAATGGCTATCATTAGATATACCAAGGATGCTACGATTAGATATGCCTATCTAAACATATTCCCTGATCAGTTCAAGACTGACAAGGAAAAGCAAGATGAGAGTTGGATAAAGAATACCATGGACTACTTTGCAAACAAGGCATATGCTGAGTATGTAAAGAATCGTGACACCTTTGTCAAGAATTATGACTTAATGAAAGGCATCCTTCGCATGGAGGACTTCTATCAGGAGCCTCAGGTGAGAAGCTTTACAGATATGATGACAGCTGATTTACAGCTTCCTGCATACGTGAAGATGTATTCCATCATAACCACTCCTGTTAACGAGCTGGTTGGCGAGATATCAAAACGTCCAGACACATTCCGTGTTAAGGCATTTGATGATGACAGTAAATCTGAAGAGTTGCAGTTTAAGACAGAGATTCTTCAGCAATACGTTTTAAATGAGGCTAAACAAAAAATCATACAGTCTGCTGCTCTGAGTGGAGAAGAAATTTCTGATGAGGAATTGCAGCAGATGAGTTTTGAACAAGTGAAAGAACAATTGGATGCTTACACATCTGTGGCTGAGAAATGGGCCAACCATGTTCTCACTTGTCAGAAAGCAGAGTTTAACTTAAAAGAAAAGTCAGAAGACGCCTTCCGTGATATGTTGATATCTGGAAGGGAGTTCTATCACATATATGAAGACAACTCAAAACTTGGATTTAACATTGAGGTGGCTAACCCAAAGAACACTTGGTTTCTTACAACTCCTGATCGTAAGTGGATCTCTGATCCTACAGGTAGAGCTCAGGGGGCTTATGCCGCTGGTACAGTTCAGGTTATGGAGCTTTCAGAAATCATTGAGAGTATTCCTGACCTCACCAAAGAAGAGATTGATCACTTACGTTCATCTCTTCAAGACTATGGATTGATTAATGTACGTGAGTCCAACCTTGGTAATCCTGATGCGATTCCTGGTATAGACTCTGTAATGTATGATACATATGATCCTCTTGTTCTTCAAACTCGTATGATTATTGAATCAGAGATGAAGGAGAACAATGATGGATTGAAAGACTTCTTGGGACTTACATCTAACGTATCTTCCTTTGGATACAAATACGTTGTTGTTCGTTGTTACTGGATTAGTAAGAAGAAGATTGGTAAGCTCATCTATTTAGATGAATTGGGCAACGAACAGTCTGTTCTGGTAGACGAGAACTACAAATCTGGTACTGTTCCTACACAACAGAGTTTGGAATGGGGATGGATTAATCAATGGTATCAGGGTACAAAGATTGGTCCAGACATCTATCACATCAAACCATTCAAGCTTCTTAACTATTGTCCCATCATTGGTACAACTTATGAAGTGAAGAACACAGAGGCTAAGTCTCTAGTAGATTTGATGAAACCTTTCCAAGTGTTGTACAACGTTTGTATGAACCAGTTGTACAAATTGCTTGAGAAGGAAGTGGGTAAGGTGTATTTGACTTCCATCAGACATATTCCTGTTCCAAAGGATGGTGATGCTCAAGATGCATTAGACATCTGGGAAATGGAAGCACGTAACAGGGGTGTTGTATTTATTGATGATAGCCCTGAGAACTTAAAGAGTCCTTCTAGCTTCAACCAGTTTAGGGATATTGATCTTACACGTACACAGGAGATTCAATCTCGTTATACACTAGCTCAGCAAATGAAGAATGAATGTTGGGAACTGGTAGGTTTGTCTAAGCAACGTCTTGGTTCTGTATCAGCTAGTGAGTCTGCAACAGGAACTAACACAGCCATTCAACAATCCTATTCTCAGACAGAACCTTTGTTTGTAGCACATGAATATGTTCTTGGACAGCTATATCAAGCCATCATTGATGCAGCCTTGTATGTAGAATCCAAGAAGCCTCAGTCTACACTCTCTTATATTACAAATGAAGGAGAGTCAGCATTTGTTTCTGTAAATGGTTCTGATTTAAGATTCCGTGATTTGAAAGTGTTCTTGACTAATCGTCCTGAGGATACACAAATGTTCAATGAGCTTCGTCAACTTGCTCAGGCTGTTATTCAGAACGGTGGAAGCTTGTACGATGTAATTGAGCTTTACAGCACCAAGTCTATGAGAGCCATGAAGAAGGTGTTCAAAGATTTGCGTGATAAGCAAGATGCCATCCAGCAACAGCAATTGCAACAAAGACAACAAGAGCTTGATCAGCAACAACAACAAGCTGCAGCTCAATTGGAGCAGTCTCAATTGCAACATGAACAACAAATTGCTCATGATGACTACCAGAAAGAGCTTGACAGAATCAATAAGAAAGAGATTGCTATAATCTCAGCCACAGGTTATGGAAAGGTGGCTTCCGAAGATGTAAACTCTAATGCTGTTCCTGATGTGTTGGAAGTGAGCAGACTTGCTAATGAAGAAACATCTGCAGCAAATCAACATCAGGCAAAGCTTATGGAAATAGCATCCAAGGAAAGACAGGCTGCTGAAAAGCTAGCTCTGGAAAGAGAGAGACTTCAAGTAGATAGAGAAAATCAAAAGAACGACTTAGCAGTAGCTAGAGAAAATGCAAAAGGAAGGGCTAAACAACCTAAACCTAAGAAATAATGTTTGATAGGCTAATAGACCTACTTACAGGCTGGTTTGAACAACTGATTCCCTTCTTCATCGTAAGAGATTATGAGGAAGCAGTTGTTCTAAGGTTTGGTAGGTTCCACAAGGTGGCTAAACCTGGTTTCCACTGGCGCATCCCTTTTGTGGATGAGCCTATGGAACAGCATGTTGTGGTTACTACTATCAGCCTAGCTCCCCAGAGCTTATATACAAAAGACAAGCAGAACATTGTGGTGAAGGGTGTGATTAAGTACAGGATCTATGATGTTCAGACATTTCTTTTAGAAGTGTATGATGCTCAGGATGCTATATCAGATATGACCCAGTCTATCGTTAAGAACATCATCATGGATAAAACCCTGGATGAGTGTATAGATACTGAGATAGACAACACCCTCACGAAGAAAGCTAGGGTGGAAGCTAAGAAGTGGGGAGTGGAAATCCAGCAGGTAACCCTCACTGACCTAGCCCCAATCCGTTCTTTCAGGCTTATAAACGATACCATCGTAAACAAACTTGATTAGAGTAAATTAGATTAATGCTATATTATCTACGAAAAACCTTGATATAGCAACATAACTCTTTGCTATTCAATTATATCTATCTATTTTTACAGGCGTATAAACCAAATTAAAATAAACTACATATGGCTGAGAACCTTGATAGTCCGTCATTCGGCAACTTTAGTATTGAAAATACTATGGAAATGGGACCTGGGGGAGCAGAATTGTTAAACGATCTGTTGTCTCCTGAGACTTCTACAAGCAACCCTGATGGTATTCAGGAGATTGTAAAGAATGTAGAAGATCCTGCCCCTGCTCCAAAACCTGATGTTCCTAAGGGAAAAGAAATTGTTCCTAAAGAAGATGGTAAAGAACCCACAGGTCAAGACCTCATCTCAAGCTTCCTTGGTGATAACACTGATGAAGAAGAGACTGAGGATACACAACCCGCTGACAATCAACCAGTTAAAAAGAAAGCACCTGAAGCAAAACCTGCTGAAGCTGCTCCTGCTGATGAAGAAGAGAGCGAAGAGGGTGATGAGCAAGTGAGTCAATTCACAGCTCTTTCCCGTGATCTCTTTAAACTTGGTGTCTTTTCAAAAGATGAAGAAGAGGAAGATGTAAACATCTCTACTCCTGAAGAATTCCTTGAGCGCTTCCAAAATGAGAAGAAGAAAGGAGCTGTTGAAATGGTACAAAACTTCATTGGTCAGTTTGGTGAAGACTATCAACAAGCATTCGACGCTATATTCGTAAAAGGTGTTAGTCCTAAAGAATACTTTGGTACCTACAATAATGTAGTGAGCTTTTCTGAAATGGATCTGTCACAAGAGAACAATCAGGTGGCAGTGATAAAGCAAGCATTAGCTGACCAAGGTTTTGAGCCTGAGGACATTAACACAGAAGTTGAAAGACTTAAAAACTATGGTGATCTTGAGAGCGTAGCTACAAAGCACCATAAAGTGTTGGTTAAGAAGGAAGCCGCAAAGCTCTCACAAATGGAGCAAAAGGCTGAACAAGAACTCCAACAAAAACAGGCAGTTAAAAACCAATACATCCAAAACGTTCAACAAGTTTTACAAGATAAGTTGAAATCTAAGGAGTTTGATGGAATCCCCATCAATCCCAAGTTGGCTAACGAACTACAAGACTTCCTACTGGTAGATAAGTACAAAACTCAGTCTGGTGAAACACTGACTGATTTTGACAAGACCATCTTGGAATTGAAGAGACCTGAGAACCATGCAACAAAAGTGAAGGTTGCTCTCTTGCTCAAAATCCTAGAAAAAGATCCCACCCTATCTACCATCCAAAAAACAGGCGTTTCAAAGAAATCAAACGAACTGTTTGGGGAAGTGGCTAGACAAGTGACTCGCACTAAGACAGCAAGTAGCTCTCAGCCTTCTAAACAAAATTCATGGTTCATTTAAATTTTCATTAAATAAAAGGATAACAAAATGGCAATTCAAACAATCCCAGGTCTAACTGGCTTCACGTATGCTCGTGTCGCATCTATGGACAAGCGTGCTGTGGGTAAGCTAACTGACGCTAACCACCTGGAGAGCTTTCACTCAACTGAGCCTGCTGATTACGATAAGAAAATCATCAGTCTCTATACACAGAGCTCTCTTTACAGCAATGACTTCCTAGACATGATCAACAAAAGCACGCCTTATTACATTGATAATAATAGCGATGCTTGGAAATGGCAAGTAGCTGTTCCCTACAAATTCCCTAAGATTATCGACATCCCTGCTTCAACTCTTGAGTTGAGCAAGCCTGGTATCGATGGTCAAGAGTTCCAATTGGTAATTGACACAAACGAGTTCTCTAAGAACGCAATCGTTTCTGTTGGTTCTCGCCAATATGGTCCTCGCTTTTACGTTATTAAGGATCCAGTTCCTTGGAACATGGGCTTCCTTTATAGCTTCACTTTGGTTACAGACAATCCAACTGTAGACTTCGTTAGCCCTACCTTCTTGCAAGTGGGTATTGAACTTGAGTTGGTTGATGCTGCAATTGGTGAGTTCGATCAAGATTTGTTAGGTCTTCCTCGTTTGGGTGAGCAAATCACAATGTTTGAATCTTTGGGTTCTGCATATGGTTTTGAGCACAAAATCACTGAGTGGGCTGATGACAAAATGATGCGTGACTCTGCAGGACGTCCTTTGGATATCCTTGTTTATGCACCTCAGCGTCGTAACCAACTTCCTTTGACTCGTAACGATGTTAAATGGGAGCCATTCATTGAGTTCTGGATGCGTAAGTCTATGCTTGAGTTGAAAGTTAAGCGTATGATTTGGTCTCGTCCTGGTACTGTTAAGACTAACGGTAGCAAGCAAGAACTTAAGCGTACATCTGCTGGTGTTTATCACAGAATGCGTAATAACGGTAACTTGGTTCAGTACAACCGTGGAGAATTCACTGCAAACTTGATTCGTTCAGTGTTTGGTGACTTGTTCTATCGTCGTGTGGATGTTAAGGACCGTCGTGTTAAAATGTATACTAACGAAGCAGGTTTTGACGTGTTCCAACAAGCTTTGAAGACAGACGCTTTGAACAGTGGTTTGACATTCATGGCTGATAGCGGAAACCGTTACATGCAAGGAGAAGGTCAACACATCACTTACAACTTTGCATTCGATGCAATGGTTACTCGTGAGACTGGTCGTGTTGAATTGATTCACTTGAAAGAACTTGACTTGCCTCAATCTAACCTTGAATTTGGTCAGAACAAGAAGTCAACTCCTGTATTCATGGTGTTCGACGTATCTCCAATGTCTGATGGTTCTTTGGTTAACAACATCCGTGAAGTTCGTATGAAGGGTGCACCTTCTATGACTTGGGGTTATATCGATGGAACTCGTCACCACTTAGGCTTTGCTAAGTCTCAGGGTATGAGCTCTGCGAACAAATTCCCAGGATATGAAATCTGGATGAAGGATCGTTGTGATGTATTCATTGAAGACTTGTCTCGTACAGTTTTGATTGAAGAGATCCCACAATTCTAAGGATCCACTCTAAGGATAATATCCTTAGACCCCTATACCGAGAAGAGAATGCCCCCCACACTCCCTGTGGGGGAGCTCTTCTCAAATTACAGAGTGTTTGGATTGGGGAGTCTCCCAGTCGCTGGCCCTTCGGTGGGAACCACTCTGCAAATAAAACCAAATAAATAAACTACATATGGGTAAGTTAGGTAAAATCTCAACAATTAAGAAGGAGTATAATAACTCACAACTTCAGACAATGCAAGGTGGTCTTGCACTTAAAGGCTTAACACGTATTCCTGGAACAGGGGTGTTTAAATATCCCTACAAGGAGCTGGATGGTCAATACAGAACAGGACTTGATCCTAATGCTGCATACATCCGCAGAATCCAAGATCCTCTAGAAAGAGAAATGGAAACTGAACGTGTTACAAAACTTAAAGACAAGCTGCAAGCTGCACTTGGTGATATTGACTTAGGTCCTCGTTCTAGTTTCTGGAACTATGGATTGTCTACATCTACACAAGATAGTTTGCATGTTCAACCTGTGAAATTGCTGGATGGTGATAACTTCTTTGATCTTGCTATTCCTCTTCAGGAATTAGCTTTCTCTTGGTTACGTGTTCATCCAACAATTGCAAGCTCATATCAAGCTTGGGAGCGTGGTGAATATGCTGCTGAAACTCAGTTCTATGTAGCTGATGATGAAATCGAGAATGCTGTACTCTTCAAGAAGAAGCAACTTATCAATAAAGCTATTGTTAAGTTTGACAGTATGACTCCTGAGAAGAAGAGAAAAGTGGCACGTTTGTTGGGACTACCTGTAACTGATGATACTAAAGAGGAAGCAGTTTACAACCTTGTAGACAATGTCCTTAAACAAACCGAGTTTAAAAACGGTAAGTATCAAGGGTTAAATCCTGTTGAAGTGTTCACACGCTTTGCAGATATGAAGGATAACTTACTACATATTAAAGACTTAGTGAAACAAGCAATCACTCACTCTGTTTATAGAGCTAAGCCAAATGGTAAAATCTATGAAGGTGAGTTTGAAATAGCTAAGGACGAAGATGATTTAATTAAACAACTTGCAGATGATGATAACCAAGACTTGCTCTTGACCCTCGAAGGTAAGTTGAAAACTAAGAAATTAGCTGCAGTATGATACCAGTAGACAGTTTGTTGTACAAGATAGACCAAAAACTAAATAAACTGTCAACCAACATTCACCAGCAAATAAACTTAGAAGATAAGATATTGGCTTTGAATGAAGCCCAAATAAAGCTGATAAAACAAAAGGTTGATGGTTTTAGTGTAATAAGTGGAATGGGACTCGACGCTTTCAAGAAGCGTTATGAGGACCTCCAAAGCTTGGTTATAACCTACAACCACCAGCCCCTTAAGTTGAAACTTAAGAACAAAGAACTAAATCAATGGTTTGCCAATATACACCTACTTGATCCCAAGTATATGTTCTACATAGATGCATATGTAATTGCGGACAAGGGAGTGTGTAAGGACAGAAAGATCTGGATTAACAGAGACTTGGCTAAACATGGTGACCTTCAGTTCATTCTGAATAACGATCACTACAAACCAAGCTTTGAATACCAAGAGACTTTCAACTTCCTTTCGACAGATGAAATAAGCATCTTCACTGATGGCACGTTCACACCAAAGCATATCTACATGTCATACATGAGATATCCTGTTTACATAGACAAAACTGGTTATGTAAGATTTGATGGAACTGACTCAGTGGACCAAGACTGCGAACTTGAACTCTATCTAGAGGATGAATTGGTAGACTTAACAGTACAAAACCTGGCTATGTACACAGAGAACGCTGCTGCTGTTCAGAGTGCACAGTTCAGGATACAGACAAACGAATAAATTTTTTAATCACCTAAAATAAAGCAAAATGGCTGATTTTTCATTAACTACGCTCTTCGTAGTACCAGTAGGGCAAACTGCGCTCCCTAGCTCTGGATCTACGCAAGACTTAACAGCAGGTCAGGTAGGTATCTACAAAGCTGACTACACTGTTGCCAACGCTGGTAACATTGCTGCTGCTCCTTACTTTTATATTGCGCAGGGCCGTACTAACACTTATCTGCAAGGCTCTAAGCGTTCTGATAAGATTAAAGGCTGTCCTTCAGGTGCTGGTTGCAATAGCAACGTAACTGAGTGGTATAAAGTGAACGGTTGTCCTACACCATTGACTCAGATCACTGATGTAGTTAACTGGAACGTACAGTGTGGTGACATTGTTACCTTGACACTTCGTGCTCACTCTAGCTACTTGGATACTTTGTATTTCAACGGTTTCACTCGTTCAGTGACTGTAAATGCTCCTTGTTGCAACTGTGGTGATAACCCATGTGACACTGTAGACATTCCTGCATTCATTGATGATGTTATCTACCATTTGAATTTGCAAGCTCCAGGTAACAACCCTGATAACATCACTTTCTCTGACTTCTATCAGTTCCAGAGAATTGGTAACGACCAAAACGCTTTCTTGCGTATCACTGGTAAGCCTCTTACCAAATATGGTCAGCCTTGTGATGTTGCAGCGTTTCCTTTCGAGTATGACAGAATGTGGTTCCGTACATTCGTATTCAGTGGACCTGCTACAACTGCTGACTTCATTGTAGCTGATCCTTGTAACATTGTTGCTGATCCTGTAGTTGTACAGCGTTCTTCTTACGCTACTGGTACTTCTGCTGAGATTGCACAATTGGAGAAAAACTTCTACAGCTACCAAGCTGGTTACTTGAAGCATTTGTACAGAATGAATGGCTACAACGAGAACTTTGAATCTTGGGTTAGTGATGGTACAACTTATACCACCTACTACATCAAATTCAATGAGCTTGACAAGTCTGCATACAGCTGGGGTGACTACATCAAAGAAGATAGCACTGTAATCATCGCTGTTGAAAAAGACAGTCTTGCTGAAGCTGCTATTGAAGCTGTTCTTGTAGCTGGTCTTGGTGCAGTGGCTGATGAGAATGGAGTTTGTGTAACAACTACTTCTACCACAACCACAGTATGGCCTTCTACTTCTACTACTACAACCTTGATTCCGTAATAGTAGGATAGTAACATAGATTATATTAACCTAAGCCAGAGGTGAGAGGATACAAACTCAGATCCTCTGGCTTATTTATTTAAAACAACATGGCAGATTTAAAACTAGATATATTGGTGATCCCTACATATAATGTAACCACATTGGGGGTTGCTGATGCTTCTACCTATCCAACTAATCCACCTGTTGTTTCTGGTGCTACGATTGAGATTACTGTTCCTGGATTTGGTACATTCTTTAAACCGTTCAGTGTTAACGACTTTAACATATTCACTACATCAAACTTGGGCATAACACCTCCAGGGATAGATCAACCTCTTCCTGATGGTGTGTATCGTTTGAAATATTCTGTTGCTCCTGCGTATAAAAACTTTGTAGAAAAGTCTATTATGCGCATTGAACAGCTACAAGAAAAGTTTGATGGTGCGTTTATGAAGTTGGATATGATGGAATGTGATAGAGCTATAAAAACACAAGCGTTTGTAGATCTGAACACCATAAACTTCTTCATCCAGGGAGCTCTAGCTGCTGCAAATAACTGTGCTGATGTTGAAGCAACAAAGATGTACAATCAGGCAGATATGATGCTGAATAACTTTATTAAAAACAATTGTGGCTGTTCTGGAAACAACTACGTCATAAACTTCTACTAATATGGCAGTATGTAAAAAATGTGGAGCTAAGGTTGGATGTGGATGTCAATTGATTAACGGTCTTTGTGCAGCATGTAACAGTGCTGTAAAACAAGGAAGAAAACTTATAGGAAATGTTATCACCCAGGCTTACAAGTTGTCCAGAATGCGCTAGTATTCCTGCACTTATTGCTACAATAGATTGCAAGCTAGCTGAATTAGGAAACAACTTATACAATAATGTTGTATTTATGTTGAACCAGCCTGTACCTGGAGGTGTGATGCTGGCCCTCATAAACTACAGAAGAATACTTGCTTACAAGTATTGTAACCCCGATTATGCTGCTCCATATACAGTGAATATGATAGCTAGCAGAGTAAAACTTTTAAAATATAAATAAATGTCTAACAATTGTTCAAATTGCTATAATGGTTGTGCAGAAACCATATCTGATCAATGTGTAAGATATACGGGTGTTGATGTTCCCATTTTGGGAATTCAGACAGGAGATTCTCTCTCGTATGTTGAACAAGCTTTGATTACATTTCTAGTTTCTACACTAGATGGTACAGGAATAACGCTTGTTATTGATCCTCAAATCATCTGTGAAATTGTAAACAAAAACCTTATAGAATGTGAAGATCTCACTCTTCCAAATGTAATACAAGCATTAATCAAAGCTATCTGTGAGTTAGACGAAAGACTTACTTCTCTTGAACTTGATTTTGCTGCTTTGGAAGGATCATATGATGTAGATTGTCTTGAAGGTGTGAACAGTGGTTCTGGAACCCATGACATTCTTCAGGCAGCTATCAATAAAATATGTGGTCTGGAAATTGACCTTACAGCTCTTGCTATTGATGTAGATACAAACTACGTTAAGTTGTCTGAGCTTAATGCGTTAATTGCAGCCTATCTTGCTAGTGTAGGAACTAGCACCAAGTATTACAATCGTATGGTTCCATACACTGTTGTAGAATTTTATGGTGATCCTACTGGTAAGTTTGATGTAACAGGAGCTGGTACTGGTGACTGGGAGAAGATCTATTTGTGTAATGGTAACAACGGCACTCCTGATAAAAGAGGACGTGTACCAGTTGGTGCTACAACAGGAATGGGTGGTGGAGCTTTGAATCCTGCAGTTGATCCTGCTGTTTCTGGCAACCCTGCTTACACTCTGTTAGGAACCGCTGGTTCTAACACAGTGACTCTTTCAGCTACACAGATTCCTGCTCACTCTCACAGTGCTACAAACACTGTCACTGTTACTAACCACACTCATAATACTGTCCTAGTTGGAAGTCAGGTGGGACTTACATCTACCACTCCTATTGTACAAACTGCTACATATGGAGGCAACACAAGCTATAGCTTGTCAGGTGCTGTAGGCACACCGAATATAGGCACTACTAGTGAGAACAAGAGTGATGTAACAGTGGATACTGTGATTGGATCTACAGGAGGCGGATTAGCCCATACAAACTACCAGCCTGGTCTGGGATGTTATTACATTATGTACATTCCTTAAACTTCTTACGTAAAATGATATTCCTTCCAGAAAATCCTTGCTGTAATCCTGTACCAGTAACAAACACTATTCCTTGCCCTGGATCAAACCCTTGTGCATCAAATATAGTGTCATCTGATTATGTTGGGTATAGTGGCCCTAATCTTCCCTGTACAACCATCCAAACCTGCAATACACTCACAGTGTCTTTGCAGAAGTTAGATGAACAAATCTGCATTCTTAAAAGCACTGTGTATTCTTTACAGCAGCAGATTAATGCAATTAATGCCACTACCACCACAACAACTACACTTATTTAAATCAATAACTCATGACGGTATTAATAACATTAACAACAGCTGGAACTGATACAGGACCATTCGATCTCTATTCAGATGTCGATGGTTATGTGTCAGCATTTGAAACAGGTGTGAGTAAAGCAGCTCTAGAAGCTGGTTATTCTTCAGCTCTTGTTCCAAATGGCACCACAGTGATTAGAGTGAAGTCTACAGGAATTTGTACAAATTATGTAGACATTACAGTAACCACAACCACTACAACAACAACCAGCAGTACAACCACTACAACCACCACTACAGTCTTTGTATGTGCTGATTGTAGAAACTGGGATTATGTTTCAGAAAACATTCCTGAAGCAGGAGACATTATTCACTATTATAGCTGCTATGATGGTTCTGCTCAGAGCATAGCGTTGAGCTTTGGTGATCCTAGTGGAAACTTCTGTAACTGTAATAGTGTAGATCTTCCATACACAGAGAATGGCACTATAATTACAGAGGTGGGAATCTGTACAACCACCACAACTACCACCCTATTTACAAACTTGGTATTTGACTTGTCAACTGGTATAGGTGGATATACAATCGGTGGAATAGATGTAAACTCTGTAACACCAACTCTCACTGGAGGAACAGATGTTCCATTCAGCACAGATACACACTCATACAACACAAGCCAAACAGGCTTAAGTGAAACCTTGAACATATTTGTTTCATCATTCACTTTGAACGGTTGTATCACTGTAACTGACAGCTCTTCAGTGAGTTATCAACAGAATGTGACCTCGTCTGGAACATACACTTTCTCAGGACTAGTTATTGACAACATAACACCTGTCCTTGTAGTGTGTGCAGACAATGTATGCTAATTGACTAAAAAGCCTTGTTTGTTGGTTTTCAAGGCTTCTCCCTGGGGTTTCCACCCTGGGGAGTTTTTATTTTATAACGAAGTTAGTTAGTACCAATAATGAACTTCGTTAAAATAATTTGGAAAATATCAAAAAACTTTCGTACCTTTAGGCCAATTTTAATCAAACAAAACCGTAAATGCCTGAAAATCAATCTCTTCTGCAACAGCTGGAGCAGATGCTTCACTGGAAGAAAAGCAAAAAGTTTTATGCAGACAAACTAAACATTACAGAGAATGAAGTGGATGAGCTGATGAAAGAACTGCGAGGTTCCCAAGAAGCTCAAAATGAGGCAGAGATAGCAAGCTACATTGGAGAACTGGAAGAAGCAATTGTAAGGTTTTCCGAGGATATACAGAAAGGAACAGGTGAGGTGGTGTTCAACTCTAAGGAAGAGATTAAGAGCTTAGACGAGTTGATTGAAAAGTGCAAGATAGACACAGACAAGTGGGAGATAACTAAATACGTACAGAACTACTGGGGAAATGCTGAACAACCCCACTACCAAGTTAAAGCTTGGCTAGGAAAGAAGAAAGGTGAGCAGATATTCCAGGACAGCTTTGTTAGCTTCCTTGAGACATATGAACCTGTTTCTCCTGAAATAATGGCTCCTAAGTTTGATACAGCTAAACTTGAAGCTTGCTTAATTATCAATAAACAGGACTCCCATTTAAATAAGCTAGACATAGGAGGAGAGAACGATATTGACCAGCGCTTTGGTGATTTCATCCAGAGGGTGGAAATAATCTTAAACCAAGCTGCTCTAGCTAACAATCTCACAGATATCAAATACATCATTGGTTCTGATGAGTTCAATAGTGAGTTCACTAACACAACTACAAAAGGCACCCCACAACAAAACATCCTATCATACCACGATGCTTTCCAAGCTATCTGTGACCATGAAGTGAGTGTAATAAACTTGCTCCTTCAAAGAGGTGAGGATGTAGAGGTGATATTTGTAGCTGGTAATCATGATGAGTTTGTAGGATGGCATTTAGCCAGTTGGTTGAAAACCTACTTTAGAAATGAGGAGCGTGTATTCTTTGACATCTCTCCAAGATATAGGAAGTACGTAAGTTATGGTAGCTCTGCAATGATGTTTAACCACGGAGATGCATTAAAGCCTGCTAAACTTGCACACATATTCCCAATGGAGTTTAAACATGGGTGGTCAGATCACGAGAACTTCTACATATTTACAGGTGACAAACACCACGAAATGAGCTTAGATTTTAACGGTATTAAGTTCTATCAACTTCCAGCCTTCTCCACAGCAAAGAGTGGATGGGATGATAAAAATGGATACACAGTAACCAAGGGTGAGGTGACAGGATTTTTGATAGACTATGATAACGGAATAACAAATATATTCAAACAGTATTTATAATGTCAACTTTTAGGAAGTTAGTTTCAGATGTACGCTCTATGCACAAGTTGCTCTCCACGGACAACTTGATCACGGATAGAGCTGTTATGTCTGAAATTAAGAACAATGCCTTCCTCTTGATAAAGCGTGAGACTAACTTGAGGAAGTTATGGGCAACCGATACAGTTTTTACCACCATTCCCTGTTTGGAGATGGTGGAAGTTCCTATTTCTGAATGCTGTGATTACGCAGATCCTTGCACTGTTTCTAGAACAAAGTTTAAGCTTCCTAGAATTACAGAAGGTAATTACCAGTATGTTATTCAGGGTGTTTATTCTATAAACGCTATGAGTGGTCAAGGAAAGAAACTTAAGGAAATAACCATCAACCGATACGTAAACTTGCTCAAACTTCCCATCATTAAAAAGGAAGAATACTACTGGATTTCTAATGGATATTTGTATGTGAACAACCCTCTTTTGAAAGCAATCAGACTTGTTGCTCTTTTTGAGGAAGATGTTCCAAATGCAATTATGTATCCTGAATGTGGATGCGGAACTCCTGATTATACACCAGAACAACTGTGTGTAAATCCATTAGACAAGGAATCACCAGTTCCAGGCTATCTGGAAAAGCAAGTGTTAGAGCTCACTTCTCAAAAGCTTCTCTCTACGTATTTCAGATTGAAAACAGACATCACAAGTGATGGCGTTGATGGTCAAGCACCTAACGCCCCAAACTTGAGATGATATGAGAGTGAAAATAGACTGGCGAAGCGCTAGTAAAGATAACTACAACAGTTTCTGCAAGAAGCATCCCTCCATCAAGCTTACATTTGATGAGTGGAGAAACATCATCTATTCCTACAACGAGGCTTTCAAAGAATACATCCTAGAGACAGGAGAAAGAGCAAAGCTTCCTTTTGGGTTTGGTGAGTTCTCTGTTAACAAGAAGAAGCGTAGAAAGATGAAAGGAAAGGATGGAAAAGAGGACTTTGTCAATCTTCCTATTGACTGGCAAAAGACTAGAGAAAAGGGTAAGAGGATTTACAACTTCAACTTCCACACCGAGGGGTATTTCTTTGGATGGGTGTGGTTCAAAAACACAGCTAGGTTTAGACAATCAAACCTGTGGTATTTCAAAGCTTCCAGAAACACATCTAGACTGCTGTCACACTATCTAAAAACGGATGATAAATACCAACATCTTTATCACGAATGGAAAAAGTAAAATAGATGTCATACTATTACAAATATAATTTCATCAGCCCAGAGCCTGTGTATTCCACTGTAAAGGAGGAATTCAAAAGCTATTTTGATACAGGAGCAGTTGATGATTTGATGTTCCCCACCTACCTGGACAAGTGTCTCAGGAAGCTGGGTAGAACCACTTATGTGATTTCTCAGGAAATCCTACACATCTGTGACTACGAAGCTAGACTCCCAGACAACTTTTATGCTGTTCGTGAAGCATGGCTTTGTACAGCTGTAAATGGCTATCCCTATCAACAGGCTAACTCTTTCTACTCACAGGCTGCCAGTTCTACAACAATTCAGGTGAGTCCTGTAATTGTGTATGGTAATCCTTGTAATGAGGGTGGATGTAACAATCCTTTCTGTCCTAAGTGTATGCCTGATTTGGTACAAGCTGTCTACAAGACAAACAACCAAGCCCCTGTGCTATATCGAAAGGAATATCTTCTCAAGCCTGGTAATATCTCTGCACAAGGTAACTGTGGTGTAGACTATACCAGCAACTGGGAATTCTATCAAGAGGCACCCCCTTTACGTGAATTCACCCCAGGATCTGCTGGTTATGACTCATTTGACATCAGAGACAATAAGTTTGTTACAAACTTCCGCAATGGTGTTGTGCACCTTCTTTTCTATGCTACAGAATATGATGCTGGTGGAAATCAGCTAATTCCTGACAACTATCGTATCAGGGAGTTTGTTGAGGCTTTCATCAAATACAAAGTGATAGAAACTCTCACCAATCAGACCAATGATGAGACTTTCAACCAGCTTCAAACCAAGCTAGCTTTCTACAAACAACAGGCTGATGAAGCATTCATCATGGCTGATATTGAGATTAAGAAGCAAGATCCTTGGACTAAGCAGCGTAGGATTAAGAATGACTTGAACAGATTTAATATGTATGAACTCCCTAACCGTACTAACAGATATGGTTGGAGACGAAATAATTAATAGTAATGGCTGAATTGGAAAACGGCAATATTAAACAGGAGTACAATAATGCTACCACTGGTCTTAACATGGACCAAACTGTTAACCAGGTCCAAAAGGGCAGATTAACTTATGCATTGAATGCTGCTGTTGAAAACTTTGATGCTAATTCTGTAAACTATCAGAATGAGCCTGGGAACGAACTTTGTGTTACGTTCCCTTCTGGCTTTATACTTATAGGTACCCACTTCATCCAAGAGAAGAACAAACACATATTCTTCATCACTAATCCAGAAACTGGCGGAAGTCAAATTGGATATATGGAGAACAATGATTGTGTGTATCGTGTGATTGTAAATGCTCCCTGTCTCAACTTCAACATTGACTATCCTATCCATAAGGTGGCGCACAAGATTACTAATTGCACCACTGAGATATATTGGACAGATGGATTTAATCCTAGGAGATACCTAGATATTGATGATATACCAAAAGTTCTAAAATCTGGAACTCCTTTCTGCGATCCTCAATATACAGACGATCTAGACTGTAATCAACTTAAGCTTCAACCCAACTTTAAGATTCCTCAACTGGAGGTAGCTGATGTTACAAGCACAGGTAATCTGATTGCTGGTACATATCAGTTTGCTATACAATACTCTGATCCTCAGGGTAATCCATACACTTCTTACTATTCCATCACTAACCCAACACCAATTGCTGATCCATTCATTACATCAGTGAACTTCAACTATCCTGTTGGGAAATCTATCATCCTCAATATAAGCAATCTTGAGGACACTGGATTGTATCAGTATTTCAACCTAGCAGTTATCAAAACAGTGAATGACATCACTTCTGTAGAACTGGTGGGCACCTACTATATTGACAACCTCCAGAAACAAATCACATACACTGGTCAAAACGTTACACAGATTCGTTTGACTATCAATGATATATTTGAGAAGTTTCCTTATTATGACGTTGCGCAAGACCTCACAAATGCACAAGATGTTTTAATCTGGGACAATCTTACATCTATTGATCGTATCAACTATCAAAGCATTGCTAATCAGATTCCTTTGCTATGGGAAACCTATCGTATCCCTGCCACAGAAAATTATGCAGATGAACTGAATGCCACCAATCTCAGAGGTTATCTAAGAGATGAGGTGTATGCTTTTGAAATAGTATTCTTGCTTAAGAATGGCAAGCAAACTGATGGATTCCACATTCCTGGTAGAATCAAAGGCCCTGCAGAGAACTTGCAACCTGATGTGCCAGATACCAACCCAGACTTTATAGGCGTTCCTGATTACACATCTGGAGGAGTGGGATATTCCCCTTATTGGAAAATCTACAACACAGGATCTGTAATTGGTACAAGTCCTGGTTATTCTCCAGCTCCTGATTACAAAGGCCCATATCAGTATGGTCAATTTGCATATTGGGAATCTACAGACACCTATCCTTGTAACAAAGATGTATGGGGTGATTTAGCTGGTGAGCCTATCAGACACCACAAGTTTCCTGATATTAATGTAAGCCCTGCTTACGAATCAAAGATATTCACAGGACCTGGTGGAATGGTGATGGGTAATGATGCAGTGTTCCCTATTGGTGTACGTATTGATGTACAACAAGTATCTGCTCTCATCCAGTCTTCTAGTCTTACAGATGATCAGAAGAGTGATATTGTAGCGTTCAAGATTGTTCGTGCTGATCGTGGCACTAATAAATCTATCATTGCTAAGGGTATTCTTAGGAATGTAAATACATACGAGAGAGAAGAAGAGACCTACTACTATCCTAACTATCCATACAACGATCTTAACAAAGATCCATTCCTCAATACAACAAACAATGCCTACTCACAAATCTGTGATGGGTATAATGTATTTATAGACACACTTGCTGTAGATCCTGCTGGAGGACCTGACTTTGCTGAGGTGGAGTATACAGACTGTAACACAGACAAACTTACAAAAAGGAAATACCTTGCTGTTGGTGTCTATCCAATTTGCTCAATTGGTAAGCCTAGAATCCTTGGACCTGCAACAGGTAAAGTGGGACTTTCTACATATGAAGTGTGGACTGCTCAGGTTTGTAACACAAGTCCATTTGGATTTGCAAGAGGTGGTAGAATTGAGTGGGATGATATCTACACTGGTATAACCACAGATTGGGTAGCTGGATGGCCTACATTCCCAAAACTTACATTATATGTAGTTCCTGGAACTGTTCCTGTACAAATTGAAGGACCTGGTGAAATATGTTTCGATGGTCCTACACTTGTAACAGGACCTGATTGTAAAGGAGAAAATCCTCAACCAGGATTTACAGAGAAATACAGACAGATATTCAACTCTCCTGAAACTTCCTTTGGACAGCCGTTCTTGGGTGACATTCTGAAGCTTGAGAGTGTAATGTTTGGTAGAGGTAAGGCTCACTTTGTTGAGGTGAAGGATAATGCTAAGTATAAGCTCTTAACAGAAGAAGCTCAGCGTGATGCTCTTGAAAGTGCTGAAGATTTAGGAGATATCACCACACCGTTTAATGCCACTGCTATGTTTACAGCATATCAGGCGTATTTGACAATATATGTAAACGGTATCACTAGAAAGAACTATGCCTACTCTTTTAACTCTATAGCTGATTATAACTATGGAGTGGGAGTTCCTGATAACCTTGGTATCAAGCAAAGAACTCTAGACATTGCTAGATATTTGATTCCTGGTGTTTTAAATGTTGGTGATATACACAACATCAACAACTTCCAAAGAGAATCATCTGTCTACTTAAGAACTGACTTAACTAAGACAGCTCTTCCTTTCCCAGATCAGAGTCCTAATATGCTATCTGGAGGAAATCCTATAGTGACAGACATTTCGAGATTTACCATCTCTGAAAGAAACAAATGTCAAGCTCCTGCTAAGGAAGAAGACATATCTGTTGTTTCCTACTACGCATCTCTTAAGAATGTGTTTGTCAATCAATACGGACAGATCTATTCTTATGACACTGTAGACACTGGTTTCCAAGCACTTGTAGATGACATCACTCCTAATGTATCAACTATATTTGGTGGTGATACATTCATCAGCAGATTTGCTTTCAAGACTAAATTGCCATTCTTCATAGACAATCGTGTAAATGCTCCTGATGATAGTGACATATTCTACGATGAGATTGGTAATATAGCCTATCCAAAATACTGGCACTCAGCACGTTCTATCCTGAAAGATTATGCAATTACAGGCGTGGGCGTACTATCAAACATCATATCTTACAAGGCTCACAACTTTGACTGTCCAAACAGTCAATTTGTAGCTCCTGGTCAACCTAAGGATAGCAATCCTGGAAGAACCTATTACGATGGATATTTCTATCTGTTTGCATATGGTATTCCTAACTTCTATTGTGAAAGCTCTTATAATGTAGATTTACGTCAGGCATTCAACAATAGAGAAGGTGACTTCTGGCCTCACGTGAGCACAGGTATTCCTGATGACTGGGTGCAGCAGAGCTTTGTTCCTATTATTCAGGACAACACCTACTACTACAATGTAACCTATTCTAAGCAGAACAGGGAGAATACATTCACTCATCTACCTATCGACTGGGACAAACCTTGCTATACATACTATCCATTCAGAGCCATCTATTCTGATTCTCAGAATATTGATTCTGATAACAGAGTGAATAGTTGGTTGATTTACAGAGCCATATCTTACTATGATTTCCCACAGAACTATGGAAATCTGATATCTCTAGACGGAATCCAGAACAGAGCTGTTCTTGCTCGCTTTGAGAACAAGACACTCATGTACAACAACCTCCTTACGATAGATACAAGTAACCCTCAGGCTGCATACGTTGGTAATCCTATGCTGTTCAGAGGAGCACCTCCAATCGACTTTGCAGAAACTGATTTGGGATATGTAGGAAGTCAAAACAAGATGTTGTTGAAGATTCCACAAGGACAAGTGACTGTAGATGCTAAACGTGGTCAAATATTCCTCATCACTGGTACACAGGCTGTGGACATATCTGGATTTGGTTCAGGAGTGAACAGGTTCCTTACAGACCACTTGGCGTTTGAAATCTTACGTTACTTCCCTAAAGTGAACACTGATAACAACTATGCAGGTGTTGGTTTGCATGGTGTATATGATAGTAAGTATGACCGTGTGTTAATCACTAAGCTTGATTACATTCCAAACAGAAATGATATCGTATATGATGAGGTTACAAAAGAGTTCTATGTAGTTAAAACTGTTAATGGTTTGACTATTAAAACTCCTGTAAACTTAACTGACCAAGAATATTTCTGTAACAAGAGCTGGACATTGTCCTTCAACTTCAACACTAAGAGCTGGATAAGTTTCCATACCTATCTACCTAACTGGTATATTGGAGAGAATAACTTCTTCTATTCTGGTATTAATGGATGCTGTGAAGACTTTGAGGTAATTGCTGGTATACCTGGACCTGTTCCAACCACCACTACTACTTCTAGTACATCTACCACATCTACCAGTTCTACAACTACAACCACTACAACACGTGATTGTCGTCTTGAAGGAGAGGTTGAGATTACAGATTGTCCTCTTGATGGAATAGCTATTGTAACTGTACCTGCTCCAAATCCTCCTTGTGAAAGACCTCAAGGATTAACTCAAGAAGCATTCTTTACAGGATATGATATCATTGTTCCACCAAGCAACACTGTATCTACAGGAAGTGTAACTGATGCATGTGATGCTGTGAACTACCTGAATACATTTGGTGGAAGTTATGTAAACGTTATTCCTACATACGTCCTAGTAGAATACCAAGGACTGTCTATAGGATCTGATGTATACATATTCAACGGTACAACAGATTGTGAGACTATTCCTGATGGCTGGTATTTCACAGGAGCATCTCAGGCAGTGAATACAGTGTTCCATGTAGTGGGTGGTGAAATCTCAATGATTGTTGTTTGTCAACCTACGACAACCACCACAACATCAACTACCACATCTAGTACAACAACCACAACCACTACTACAATAGTTCCTGTTGATTGTGTATTTGATGGAACAGCAGAAGAAATAACAACAACTACCACTACAACAGTACCACCTCTTTAAAAGACAATAGATGGCAAAAACAATCATCATAAAGTTAACTAGCTCAGGTCCTTCCATAGGTCCGTTCACAATCTCTGATGAGTTTGGAAACGTTATTGCAACTAACGTTTCTAAAGCTGACTTGATTGCTGGAGTGAGCTATAGCGTAGGTGATGATGTTAATATTGTTGTAATAGAATCTACTGGTAAGTGTAAGAGCAAAAAGAGTTTCCCAGTTGGCGTAGTGACACCCAATGATTTGGCATTCGATGGATACAAACAAATCAAAACAGCTTGTATCTGGAGGCACTTGACTAATCCAGAGATATACAATACATTCTATGGAAACATAGAACCTTATATCATCGAGTATCCTTTTGCCTACCAATACTACGATGAAATCCTTCAGAGTGTACAGGATTACACTAAGTCATACAAATACCTTCCTACTGATGATGGTATTTTCAACTACAACAGAAGGATAGCTACTAATAACTACTTCAACAAGGCTGTTCTATATAACGATCAGCAGTCCACTGGTATACTTGAGTTGGTTCCTAAACCAATCAATAACCTGAAGGAATACATGAAGTATCCTATCTATAGCACTGAAAGTAAGACAATTACATTCACAAAGAGTGATAACTTCTATCAGTATAATACATTCTGGTCATTGGTTAGAGATAAGGCTGTGCCTCTGTTTGTAAAGAGTTGTGAATCTCTATCTATAGACAAGCTTGTGAATCAACCTAACATGGACTATGGCAAGAGATCTTTCAAGAAAGAACCTCTAAGAGCTAAGGATCTGAAGGTGAGACACATTCTGGACAATAGTTCAGAAACTCATTTGGTTTCCCAGTTTATTTACACACCATCTCAAATCTCTTACAAGTAATGGCAAAGAAACTTACATCAGCAAAAGCAAAGGAAATCCTACACGACAAGAGCGTGCATGGGCATCCTTTGACAGACAAGCAAAGAAGATTCTTCGGTGCTATAGCTGGAGGTGCTAAGCCTTACAAAGCTGAGGAAGGTGGATGGTTGGATAAGTATGAGCAGGGAGGATTGGTGTTGAAACAAAAGACCAAGGATAACTACGGTAAAAAAGGCAACTATAACGACTATACAATATCCACTCCCCCAGGATTTGTAGGTATGGGTAATAACCTCAAAGGTCGCAACTACAGTCCTGCGTGGGGTGGACAGTTTAAGAATGGTGGTAATCTAATGCCTGCTATGGCTGGAGCCAACCAAACTGTTCCTATGGCTCAATTAGGAGATAGTGTTAAACCCATCCCAATGCAACTAGCAATGGGAGGAAGTCTTCCTGGTGCTGTAGGATTCACGTACGCGCGCACGGTGGGAGCTGCTCCTAGCAATGGTCCTTACGCTAAGAAGACCAAGGCTAGTGCTCAGGATGGTAAAGAGGTGATGAAAGGAGAAGACTTTGTAAAAGGTTGGATGAACTCTCCTATGTATAATCAAATGCTTTCTGCTAGTGCTAGTGGTGAAGAGTATGATAGAATAAGCAAAGGAAGAGTAGCTAATCTTAGTCAACCTAGACTTATTACTTCTAGCAGCACACTACCTGAAGGAACTCTAGGTCAAACATCAATGCGTGTAAGAACTCTTTCAAATGCTACATTTCAAGAACGTGAGGAGTTAATGAATGCTTTACAAAATGCTGTAAATAATCCTAAAGATAAAGATGCCAAACGTCTTGTTGATAAATTGATGCAACCTGCTATAACTGGTTGGGATATCAAAGTGGATAATAAACTTAAACCTGGAACATTTGATTATGAAAGTGTGTTAGCTCATGAAATTGGACATACTACAGATAGACCTTTGATTATAAAGCATCCATCTCAGATGAGTGGTAAAGAACTTAGAGAAGCAGATGTTAGAAAATTTATACCTGTTTCAGATATGGAAAAGATGAGTAGGTATAATAAAAATAAACTTATTAGTGAATTTGATAAGTATGTAGGTGAACCTGAAGAAACAAGACAGCATTTAAATGATGTTAGACGTTTAGGTAAATATCAAGGTATCTATGATCCTTTTACACAAAAAATTACACCTGAACAGTATAGAAGAATTAAAAGCAGTGAGTATCTTGATCCTATAGGTATTCTTTCAAATATATATACAGACGATCAGATAATAGATATGCTTAACTCTATTTCTAAGAAACAGAATGTTTCTGGGGGAGTTTCTATTGCACAGAATGGAATGGAAATGAAATACTACCAAGCAGGCTTGGATTTCAAACCTAAGACCATTAGTCAAGATGGAGCTGTTATAGATCCTGAAGGATATTGGAACCCTGAGAACTGGGGCAATCCTGTAATCATCCCATCCACAGATATCACTATGAAGGGTGTGGATCAACCACTAATTGGTGTATCTGACACAGGAGACACACAATATATGGAGCCTGGAGAGGATTATGAATTTGATGGTGAATATGTAACAGAATATCCTGTGGCTAAAAAGGGAATTAGTGTGAATAAAGCTGATGAATATCCTATTGAAAAGCTGGATCAATTACTTAACTTTACAAACTATAACAAACCAACCAAGGGCGGCTGGTTAGATAAATATAACTGATATGAAAAAACAGATTCTCAAAATTGCTGGTGTTAAGTCTGAGAAGGAATTCTACAAGAAGTTTCCTACAGAAGAAGCATTTATGGCCAAACATGGTAAGGCCCTAAAGAAAGCTCAGATTGGTTCATATATTGGTGGTGAGTCAGATGCTGGTTTTCAGCCTGTTAACTTCCAAGAGATGTATGATGCTGTTGATTATAGTGTTACAGGAGCTACAGATGAAATGCGTAGAGATGAAGAGCTTAGACAAGCACAGATTAAAGCTGCCCAAGAGGAATCTGGCAAAGGAGGTGGTGGAGGACTTGGTAATATTGCCAATGTTCTTCAAAGTGAAGAACTTATGAATGCCCTTGGTAGTGCAGCTGGTGCTGCTAGAAAAGGTAAGAAGATTAAGAAAGCACAACCTGGAGAAGTAATTGAATCAGACACTCCTGGTGGAATGGGAAGACCTTTGCCTCCTGAGTTGAGACAAGATGAGTTTGACATAGAAGAGAAACCAGGGGGAGACTTTCTTAAACAAATATCTAAGTATGCAGGTCCTGCAGGTAAGATAGTTGAAGGTATTCAACAGTTGAAAGAAGAGAAGAAGGCTCTACAAAGAGCTCAGCAGATGCAGGGAGTGAGTGATGTTGTAAGACAGGCTGCTAATACACGCCCTGAAGAAACTAAACGTAGATATGTTCGTCCTGAGGATATTACAAACACAGGAGAGGAGTTCTTCCCAATATATGGTGTAGGTACAAATGTGCTTGCAAAAGATGGAGCTTCTGTGGGTGGTGGAGAAATCATGAACACGTTTGCTCCTAATACACTTTATGACAATCTTGGATATGAGCCTTTGAATGAGAGCGAAAGACTTAAGCAGTTCTACTATGGTGGTAAAATGCAAGTGGCTCAGAATGGAGATTGGATGGAAGGTACAGGATTCTACAACTTTGCAAAAGGTGGTGGCAGTGATGTTTCAAATAAACTATTAACTGGTATCACTGGTGAGAATGCTGGTGGTAATATAGGTGGTACAATTGGTGGAGTGGCTGGATCATTTTTTGGTCCTGCTGGTAAATTGATTGGTCAAACAGCTGGTCAACTTATTGGTACAGCTCTTGATAGAAAACCACAACAAATTAAAAAGGCAAAAGAAGCTACACAGAGGAACATTAAAGCTACTGCTCTTCAGTCAGGATTTCAAGGTGGACAAGCACAATATACATCATTCATGCAGGATGGTGGTACAACATCTCCTTATGAGTGGGTAAGTCATACATGGCAGCCTCAGGTGATAGCTACCTTTGGAGAACACAAAGTGAGCCAATTGCTTAGACCTCCAAAGGATGCTGATATGCTCAGAGCTGGTGGTCATCTAAAAGAATACACTCCTCCTAGTGCAAGAGCTATGTCTACAGAAAGACCTAACTTCCAAATGGGTGGTGAACTACAGACTCACTGGGGTGGATATGCTGAGCCTGTGTCTCAGAACCCTTATTTACCTGGAACAGGAGAAACTGTTATGTTCAGAGGACAATCCCACGATGAGTCTGATGGAAGAGGAAACACAGGTATTGGTATCACCTATGGTGGTAACCCTGTAGAGGTGGAGAGAGGTGAGCCTATGTTTGAATTGCAAGAAGGTGGTGAGATAGATCCTTTGACAGGAGAACCTAAAAAGTCAGGTGTTGTACTTGGTAATATCAAGATTACAAAAGCTTTTGCAGAGATGCTAGGTGATTCCAAAGCTGAAGGTATGAAGTTTAAGACCTATGGTGCTGATCTATCTAAACAAGAAAATAAGCAGAACAAGTTGATTGAGAAGGCGTTAGATAGAATTGATAACATGAATGTTGAAACATCTATTGATAAGATTGCAGCTGACACTGCTATGATAGATATATATGGTGGAAATGCTAAACTTAAAGACTTGGCAGATAAGAAAATAAACGCAGCCTCTCTTCAGAATGCTATTAACGATACAAAGGAAGAAGGATTTCTAAAGATTACAGATAGAGGTGATGTAAGAGCTGAGAAGGGTGCTAATATTCCAAAAGCTCAACGTGGAACTAAACTTCCAATAGGTGCTGATTACTGGTACAATCTTACCCGTCCTCAACAGAACATACAGCCATATATGGCTCCTACACAAACAGGTGCCCCTTCTGAGATGACACCAAGCATTTCTAGTACAAAGGTTACAACCCCATCTCGTGTTCATTTGACACCAGAAGTGGAAGGTTACAAAAGTAAGTATGGATTGAAACCTTGGGGAGGAAATAAAACAGGACTTGGTGCTGCTACAGCTTCTAGATTGAGCACACAACAGTGGGATCAGGTGGCTGAAAAGTTAGGATTTAAAGGATATGGAAACAAAGACTTCCAAGAGTTTCTTTTACAAAACCCTGAATCTAAACCATTAATTCAGGCTAGACACCAGGCTTTGTATAAGAAGGATCCATTTATAGATTCTAAGCTTGGTGCTGGTTGGGAAGGTGTAGGCGCACTTCTTGAACAAAAACCTATTCCTCCTGTTGATGAAACTCCAGTAACGCCAATAAAACCTATAGTTCCCACTACAGAAAAAACTGAAACTGAGGACACTATTGATGTGGAAGAGGATAAGACTAAGCGTAACTACTGGATGGATATATTCAACCAGGTGGCTCCTTATCTGAGACCAAGCGATGTTGAAGACCTTGATCCTAACCAATTAGCTGGTGAGATGTATGCTCTTGCTACCAACCAGGTTCAGCCTGTGTATGCTCAGACATTCACTCCTCAGCTCACAGTTCCTTATGATATCTCTCTTCAGGACATTCTGAACGAAAACAGAGCAACTACAAGAGCACAACAGAGACTTGTTGGATACAATCCTGCTCTGCAAAGTCAGCTTAGCGCACAAGAATACTCTGCTAATCAGAGAGTGCTTGGTGAGGAGTTCCGTATGAATCAAGCATTTAAGAACCAGATTTACAAAGAGAATAGGGATAAGCTTGACCGAGCAAACCTTACAAACTTGCAAATCCTTGATACTCAGGCACAAAGACAAGCTGAAGCTTTGTCTAAGACCAAGGCTACCACACAGGCTGCTCTCAACTCTATTGCTAGCAAGTATGCTCAGAACAAGCTGGAGAACAGAACCTTGGCTACCTACGAGAATCTGTACAACTATCGCTACGATCCTAGATTCAGGGCTATAAATATGAACCCTCTAGCTCAGTGGAACATTCCTCAGCTTGCAGATTACACTCCTGAGGAACTTCGTGCCCTTGCTCTTCTTAGAGAAAAAGAGAGCAAAACCACCAAGAAATCTTCTGAGGAGAAGAAAAGAAATGGCGGTATTGCCAAAGCATTTAAAAATCTCTAACTAATTCAGTTAGAGAGAATTACCAAAATCTGTTAGTGCTCTTGGAAATTATAATTCTTTCTATTACATTTGTAACTTAATACTCTATGGCCTCTTATACAGACATAATACCCCAGTTTAACCCCTATATCCAGCAGCTTCCTGTGGAGGCTATGGTGCAGGTGGGTATGGAGAAACAGAAGCGCTATGATGAGGGGGTCCAAAAGATTCAGTCTCAGATAGATAACATAGCTGGATTGGATATATACCATCCTTCAGATAGAATGTATTTGCAGTCTAAACTGAATGAACTTGGTAACAATCTTAGAACTGTGGCCGCTGGTGATTTCTCTAACTATCAGCTTGTCAACTCTGTAGGAGGTATGACTACCCAGATTGTTAAAGACAAAAATGTACAGAATGCTGTACGTTCTACACAACAGATTAGGAAGCAGCAAACTTTGATGGACCAGGCTAGGGAGAAAGGTACCCTCCACAGAAACAATGAAATCTACTTCAATGACCAGGTGAGCTCCTATCTGAATAACAATAAAGTGGGACAGGTATTTGGTGAGAACTATCAACCTTACTCAGACTATCAGAAGAAGTGGATAGAGATAAAGAAGGCTCTTGATATAAAAGAAACAGAGACAGATCTTCCATTTGTAATGAAAGATGGTAAAATGGTCATTGATCCAAAGACTGGTAAGCCTATTGTCAATGACTACATGGTGAGAGAAACCTTCAAAGGTATTGATCCTCAGAGACTTAAGGAAGCCATCATGGCAGCTATGGATGATAATGACTATGCACAGATGAAGATCGATGCATATGTTAGCTACAAGGGATACACACCTGATATGCTTATTAAGGAAGCTGATAGCACTTACAGGTCTAACAAAGAGGAGTTGACAAAGACCATAGACAATCTAACCATCCTTAAAACTCAGAATGTTGGAAATCAACAGATGACCAAGGATATAGATGTTCAACTTGAACAATATAAAAAACAGCTGAAGAATACAGAAGATCAGTATAGAGATGTAATAGCAGGAATTCAGGCAAATCCTGAGGGATACAAACAGAAGCTATTTGCAATGAATTCTATAAACAACTTTGCTAATAGTTTCTCAAACATATCCCATATTCAAAATATTGTAGATAGTCCCATCAAAAAACAAATGAATGAGGACAGAGCCTACAACTTCAAGGTGGTTGAGTTTAACACAAAGAATGCTCAGTGGCAGAAAGAGTTTGGTTTAAAGATGGCTACAGAATCTAGACTTGCAAATAAAGAAGCATTTGACCAAGCACTAGCCTTATATAAAGAAGGATTGGGTCCTAATCCTCTTGGTCCAACTACAGCTAAATATGTTGGAGCTCCTCCTACAGATAAAGAGATATTGGATGGAATGATAGAAAGCTTTAAACAAGGAGCTGACATAGACCAACTGAATAATGACAAGAATGCATTAAAGGTGAATTGGGCAAAGAACCAGCCTTCTAAAGCAGACTATGAGAAACAGCTTGATAAAAAGCTCACAGATAAAGAATATCAAGATATATTAGATAGGCAATTCAACAGTGACCTAGCATCTTACAACTCAAACAAGAACTCTGTAGACGCTTCTACAAGAAAAATCCTTGGTCAGTATTCTGAGCTGGATAGATTGTATAAGCTTAAGGTTAATGCTATTGATTATGCAAATAACGTAGCTGATGAAAGTATTAAAGGAAAAAGAGCAGTAATTGATGAGACGTTAAAAAATGAACAAGGTTATGCTAACTATACAGCAGAACAAGTATATAGGATAGATAGAAATATTTCTAAGTATATACTTCCAGGAAGGACTACGTCTTCCTCCACCACGGGAGTTTCCATATCTGAACCTACAAAATTTGATGATGCAGGAGCAAGAAAAAACTTAACTGCTGATGAGTTTAGAATTTACCAAAAGTATAAAGATAGATACTCTGGCAGAGGTGATAGTTTTACAAATGGTTTTGTAAATAGAGCAGTAAGCTTAAAAACAAAGTATGACCGAACCTTTGGTAATCTTCTGAAAGAAAGAGATGATACATTTGCAAGAGTGCTTGGTGAAACTATTAACTCTGTAGCTCCAGTATCATCATTGCTTCCAAAGGGAGCAACAAGCACGCTTCTACCTTTGATAGAGGATAAACTAGGAAGAGAGCAAAAAGGACAGACAGAGGAACTAGCTGGCTTTGTAAAAGGTAAGGATTTTAACTTTGACACTGTAAAAGAACTAGCTCTAAATCCTGACACTAAGGTGACTCATACTACCTGGGGAGATAATGTATTCATTACAATGACTGGAATGCTAGGTAAAAATCTTGCAACTCAGAAGTTTAAGATTTCAAAGTCTGACTTTGCTACAATGTATCCAAATCTTGTTGACAATACAAATATGGATTTCTGGCAATCAGCAGCAGCAAATGGTAGCACCAACTACAAATATCATGTTGCTAAAAGTGCTTTGATGAATCCAGAGGATGCTTTCACTTCTGGCACTTATGATATTCCATCTAAGAAATACATAGTGAAGGGTGATATCTTCTTTGATCAAACTGACAAAAACAACACCACCCCTGTTGTTTATGTAAAAAGTAAAAAGACAGGAAAGGTTGTTCCTATTCCTGGCGAGGTGTTTTCTACTTTTTCAGGTTCTGAAAAATCAATGTATCAAGTGAATGATCTGTTGATAGAGAACTACTTTAAAAATAATAATCTAGATGCCGATTTTTAATAAAGATTTACCAGCTTTTGATAAGCCACTTGAAGGATTTCCCAAAGAGCAAGAAGTCTATAAGGGGAAGGTGTTGCCTGACACCCTGCATCCTGCTGTCCCAAATCTAGATTCAGACTTTGGACAGGTGGGTACTGGAGATGTTCAAGACCTATTCAGAATGAACTCTGTCCAATCAGGGCCTATATTCGGATCTACGATAAGTGAGCTTTCTAGAAACAAGAGGTATGATTATTATAAGCCAGGAACAAACTATGAAGATTTATATGCAAGAGTACAACCCTGGTACAAGCAGATTGGTAACGGTCTTGTAAAAGGTGGTGCCTTTATGGTGGGCACCTTTGCACAATCATTCAATAGTATTCCAGAAACAATAAACGCTGTAGCAAAACAAGATTTATCTGAGCTTGCTGGAAAAGACTCTTATGTTAGTCCTATAGATGACTGGTATAGAAATCTAGAAGATCTCTATCCCAACTACTATTCAGACTATGAGAAAGCACATCCTTTTAAAAGCATCCTAGGTAGTGGCTTTGCTAACACCTTTGGAGACAAGTTTGTTAAGAACCTTGGATTCATGGGTGGTGCTATTGCTGGTGCTGTAGTGCAGGATTTTGCCATAGGTGCTCTTACACAAGGACTTGGTGAAATTCCTTTGCTATCTAACCAGATAGGAAAAGCAGCTCTTTACATGAATAAAATCCTATCCTCAGAAAGCAGGGTGGGAAGAGCATTGGGTGCCACTGAAAAAGGTATCCTTACATCGTTTCTAGATAGCGGTGTGCAAGCTGGTAGAACAGCTGAGCAGCTCAATAGAATGGAAACATTGGCTCAATTGGCTGCTTCTAGAAAGATTAATAATCAGTTTAGATATGGACTTAATCTGTGGACATCTGCTCTCACTGAGGCAGGAATTGAGTCAAGAGATGGATACAGAACATTGAAGACTGATCTGATTGATCAATACAAGCTTGACAACTATGGATTAGAACCCACTGGAAAAGACCTGAAAGATATTGAGGATATTGCTACATCTGCTATGAACGCTAGGGAAATAGGAAACCTTGGCATCCTCCTTGTATCAAACGCTATACAGTTTGAAAACATATTAAGACCTTTCTCTTCAGCAAGAGTAGGTGTAACCTCTCCTATATTCCAGGAAATTGCTGGTAAGCGCATTGCTCTTCAAGATGGACTAATGGGTGGCTATTCAGAAATAGTGCCTAAGTCTACATTTGGAAAGATAGTTAGAGACATCAAACCATATGCACCTGAACTGTTTACAGAAGGTGTGTTTGAAGAGGGTGGACAGTTTGCAATAGAAAGAGGTACGTACGACTATTACAATAAGAAGTATTTTGATCAGAAAAATAACAAATCAAGAAACGACTTAGCTGAATTCATTGATTCTATAGGAACTGGACTAGTTGACCAATTCAGAACAACAGCTGGTTGGGAGAACATGTTCTTAGGAGCTTTGACAGCAGGACTCACTGGTAAAGCAAAGAGTGTATATAGTAACATAAAAGGTACAGGATCAAAAGCTCAGATAGCTGCTGAGATTAACAATCTCAACTCTAGCCAGCTCATGGGTGTATTTGAGAACAACTTTGAAAATGCTGCTCAACAGCTTAAGGCTTCTAAAGACATGGAAGCTGCTGTTAAGAAGAGAGATATATTTGAATACAAGAATGCTCAGTTTAGAGCTTTGTTCTCTTGGGCAAATGCCAGAATGCAGGGCAACAGATATGGTCTTCTAGAGGAAGAAATTAAACTTGCCAAAGAACTTCCTAATGAGCAATTCAAACAAATGTTTGGATTTGATGCTACGGCAGACAACAGACAGGTTGTAAATGCATACCTGTCATTGGTTCAAGAGGAAGCTAATAAGATTAAGAGAAACTACGACAAGATCAATGAGTTCTTTGTAAACCCTTACAAGTATATCAGAACTCCTAAGACTGATGAGGAAATAACTGAAAGCGAGAACTACAGGAAGTATGAGAACTATAAGACAGCAATGACTTATTTCCCATCCTTGATTGATCATGCTGACAGAAGAACCGATGAGATACAGAAAGAACTGATTGACATCAATCCTCTATTGTCTGTAGATATAGTTAAGAAACTTGGTAGTGTTGACTCGCTATTAGACTTGGCTAAAGAATATGAGAAAGAGGCTACAACATCTCTTGGTCTAATTAGTGACATCACCACTCCTGAGGAAAGAAAGAAACTGGAGAGAAGAGCTAAGACACTTAGAAACCTAGCAGAAAAAATATATGGTGTTACAGACACCTACTATTTAGTAGCAAAAGATGAGATGTCTAAAGATGTTCTTTCTAGGAAGGAAAATCTACCAGGCGACTATCTTAAGCTATTTGACAACCTAGTAAACTTTGAGATTAACGGAAGAGACCCTCTAAGAACTGATAAGAACATCAAACATCCTCTGGATGTAGAAAAGGCTATCTCTCTAGCTGTAGATCTTAACAGACTGGCTGAGATGAAGAAAGATGCAGGAGATGCATTTGATATTCTATCTAATCCTGAGAAAGGGTTTGACGAGTTTAACAAGGTGGATGAGAACAGACTTCCTCCTAAACATGCTCCTGAGTCAGAACTCACTCCTGGTAGAGAGTATGAAACTTCAAATCTTGGTAAGTATAGAACCAGGAAGATTGCTGATGGAAGATACCAAGTGATTAGTCCAGACAAGACTATTGTATCTACACATCCTTCAAAAGAAGAAGCATCTGCCACTACTAAGTATTTGAATGAAAATCTAAGCAGCCTACTTAAGGTGACTGTGGTTAGAGATAATGGAGATGGCACTATCAGAATCACTGACTCCAATGGTGACATCCAAGACATTCCTAAAACAGATATATTGAAATACACTCCTCTTGAAACCCAAGAGGAAAAGATAGCTAAGCAGAAAGAGCAAATAGCTAATGAGCAGAAAGACCTAGAGGCAGATTCTGGAAACGTAAACACAGGAAACCCTGCAGAACCTTACGGTAAAGAAAGTGCTCTTCCTGATATAAAGATATTGTTCAGCTCAAGCACTACAGAATCTGAAGGTAGTGATGATCCTAACTGGCAGAAGAATGCTGCTCTGTCTCCTATTCACATTAAGAATTCTAGAGAGTTTTTAAACAAGGCACAGGGTTTTGCTAATAGAGCAAACCTAAGAGCTATCCTTATCACTCCTCTATTGGAGAAAGCATATGGATTAGAGGGACTCACTCAAATCTCCTATGGTGTTAGAAATGAGGACCTAGCAACACAAGAACAAAAAGACAAGTTCTTAAAAGACACTACAGATATAGACAATGGATTTATTGCCCAAGTGTTTGTAGAACAAGTGGGTAGTGATCTATACTTTATTGATAAAACTGGAAACAAACTTGGTAAGTTTGGAGAGCAATTAGATGAAACCAAACTTGGTAATGTTGTTTTCCAGACAATGCGTAGAGCTGCTCTTAAAGATAGCCAGGGTGGTACAAAAGCAAGAAGTGGACAGGAGGAAGAAGCTAAAGTATATCTAGAAGCTTGGAAAAAAGAAAGAGCAAACATATTTGCTACAGATCCTAGTGCATCTCCTACAGTTTATGAGTTCAACATATCTAGAGGTATAGCTATAGAAGGTGACACTCCTAACCATGTAGCAGTCACACTGATTACATCTGATCCTAAGGAAGAAAGACAAGTTCTTAAGGGTCAATCAATTATACAGATTCCAACAACCAAAACTATCACATTCAAAGGAAGAGCTATAAACTTCCCTAATGGCAGACCAGTTCTTGTATATGGTGACAATGTTGCCTTCTTGAACAATGTGAAGTTGGATGGCAAGAGAGCTCAGGTGATATATGCTGTTATTGAGAAGATGGCTAATGACATCACTCAGAGAGCTAATGCTGGAAAGAAGATTGTATTCAGTAAGACAAAAGAAGCCAAGTTCCTGCAGAACATTCTCTATTGGAGAACAGGAGATACAAAAGAAGGTTCTAATCAGATAAATATTTCTGAGGATGGAACCACAATATCTTTTGCTGGTAAGTCATTCCCTATTGCTAAACTGGCTGAGAATAAGAAGGAATTGATTGAGGCTATCAGTAACTCCTACCACAATACAAACAACAAGAGCTTGTCTGAGGAAATGTTCAGCAAGTCCTTTACAGAGTTCTATATTGAGAAGGGAGAACTCAAGTCTCGTGATTGGGCTAACTACCAGTCCTACTTGTTGTCCTCTACATTCCCAGATGGATCTAAGAGAGCTGCAGCTGACACCCCTCTTACAACTAAAATAGCCATTCCTCTTTCTGAGATTCCTTATACACATAAGCAGAAATACTCAACCCTTATAGGACTTGAGCTTCCTATTGGTGTAATAAACAAACCTGCTGTAGAAGCTAAACCAGTGGTGGTTGTTGCTCCTAAAGGTAAGTTTGAATACAATGGAACTACAGAGAACACCACTCCTATTCTGAGCTTTGGTAATGTAACTTTCACCATTAAGGAAGGAGAAGATCCTCAATTCTTGGTAGACAGCGAGGAGTTTAAGAAGACACAAGATAACCTTGTTAAGAAGCTAAGACAAAACTCCCCAGAGGCAGATGAGGAATCATTGGTTAAACAAGCCAATGGTGTCATACTCAGTGTTGTTAGAAAGGAAGTGGATAATGATCTAAAGACTGCTACAGTTGAGGAAGTTGTTCCTAGTGCTCCCGAAGCTCCTGTTTCTACAGATGCTAAAGCTGATATAGAAAGTTTATTTAGTATAAATACTCAGTCTATAATAGATAACAAAGCAGACATACTTGCTAATCCTAATAAATATGAAATTACTAAAGTATTAGGAAATGTTACATATGAACAAACTGTAGATATTACAGATACTGGAGCAATTACAGTTATGCAGTTTGTCAAATCTAATGATAAGACTATTTATTTCTCTAACAGAATACATGTAAGTTCTAAAGGAGATGTATCTTCTAGAATATCTAGGGGTGGTGGTATAGGTTTCTTTAAAGATAAATCTGGAGTAGTTACTAATGAGTCAAAGGAAAGAATGCTAAAACTAGCAGAAACAGTAAAAAACTACTTCCCTGAAATCTTTAGTAGAATAGAAGAGTATTCCAAAAAGTATAAAGGTTTTGTAACTAGCACTGAAAAATTTGGTGAAATTGTTAGAAAAACACAATTTATAGATGCTTTTGATTCATTCTTATATAATAAAGATTTACTATCAGATGCAGAATTCATAAGAATAACTTTACATAATCCAGAACTAGCTGCTTTAGAAGGACCTAAACCTGCTGAAGAAGCACAGCCTAAGAAGACACAGTTTGATCCTAAGAAGACAAAGAAGAGAGGAAACCTATTCAGAGCTGTAAGTGAGACTGATGAGTCTGAGAGAATGACTGAGGCTGATATTGAAGCCTTTAAGAAATGGCATGCTGAGAAGGTGCCTCAAATCCCTTATGAGATTCTTGGACAGATGGTAACCATCAATCCTAATAGAAAGGCATGGGGTGTGTTTGAGAATGGTGTGGCTAAGTTTGTACGTGGTGGATTGAGAGCTACAGAATACCATGAGATATTTCACGGTATATGGAGAGGATTGCTCAACGCTGATGAAAGAGCTGCTATTGTAAAAGAGTTTAATGCTAAAGAGGGTAGCTTCAAAGACAGGCTTAGCGGTAAGACTATCAACTTTGCTGATGCTACAGAAGAGCAAGTGGAAGATAGACTAGCTGATGACTTCAGTGATTACAGAAAAGGTAAGCTTGCTGCTAGAACTTTAGGAGATGCTATCCGTGAGTTCTTCAAAAGAATCATGGATTTCTTCAAGTCCTTTGTAGCCAAACCTACATTAAAGGACCAACTGTTTGATAATATTGAGCAAGGTAGATTCAAAGATAGAGAGCTAGCTCCTGAGGTTAAGAACCTAGGTCCAGCTTACAGAGCTGCAGAAGATCTTAACGAACAGCAGACTAATGAGTTTGTTCAGGATATGACAGCCCTATCTTCTGCCATGATCTTTGGAAATGGAAAGATAGGTGCAATCGATAAGTCAGCCATCTATGATATTAGAAAGATAACCAGCAAGCAAGTGTTTGATGAGATTAAAAACATCTACACTGAGCAGGGCTGGATGGATCAACTTAGTGAAAACACCTGGAATGATCTGGTTGAAAAGACTAAGCGCTCCCTAAAAGCCAACCTTAAGGTCTCCTTTAATGAGGAAGACTTGGTAAACATCAATGATGAGCAAAGCAATAACAGAGACTATGCTCCAGAACCATTCTCTACAGACTATAAGAAGTCTGCTCCTGTTGGAATAAAGTTCACATCTTCTACTATTCCTAAGACCAAAGCAATGAGTCAGGAGGGTAGAACATCTCTCACTCTTCCTGATCTAAAAGATATTAATAATCTTTATTCACTGGTTCCTTATGGACAAGTGTTCTCCACTGTAATCAACGCCCTCCATAATACAAGCATTGGTAAGATAGCTTCAAAACTATTCAACCTAGGCAAGAAAGACTCTGACTATGTTAGATTCTTCCAAAGGGTGGGAGGAGATCTGGAAACAGGAACTCTTCCATTTGGAGACTTCAAGTATGACGATTGGAGATTGTTTATAGAATTGGTACAGGTATATACAAAACAAAAGCCTGATGCTAGGATAGAATACATACAAGGAAATCAGGTGTATTCTGGTTCTGCGCTTGTAACAGGTATTGTAAACACCACTGTTAAAGGATGGATACAGAACATCAGAAACCTGGCTAAAGATCCAGACTCAATCATTAAATATGATAGTGTAGACAAATCCTACACAATTGAGGATATATCAGATGTAAAGATTGACAGTCCTAAGCAACAATTGGAGTTCCTTGCAAAGCTGGGAGTAACATTCTCTAAGGATGCATATGACCGTCTTAGCAAAGATATTAAACAGAACAAGTTCCCAACAGCTGTAAGCTCTATTAAGAACACCCTGCTTAAGGATAAGCAGATCATGAATGTTCAGAAGAAAACTCTGGACATCGGAGGTCCTCTAAATACATTGGCTGAGTTCCTGGTAGGTGCTACTAACCCTATTCAGGCAAGTACCCGTACAAACATCACAGGTAACCAAGCTAACTCGTTTGCAGATAGCAACGCTCCTTCTGTGTTTGAAACCACATTCAATGAGGTGGGAAGTATACAGGAGTTGTTCCAAATCAGACCTGAGCTACAGGATGTGTTCTCTAAAGGATCACAAGTCCTCAAACTTGGTGGACTGTTCTTTGATGAAGATGGTAAGAGAACTAACTTAAAGATTAAGTTAGGATATATCGAGGGAAGAAACAACAATGACACCTCTTCAGGAAAGTCAGTTGGTAATCTTACAGAGGGAGAAAAGCTTTCTTTGGAGATTAACCAGAACCTGAATGGTCAGTTCTATGTACTGATTCCTGCAGATAGCTCTACAGAATGGATGATGAATCTAGGAAACAATGTAGAGTTTGCTGAATTTGAAACAGGAGAGGCATGGGACAAGGTGAATAACATATTCAAGGATTATCTATTTGATGACGTAGCTCTTGCCCTAGATGCTGATAACAGAAAAGATATTAGAAACCTTGGAGACAGAGCAAGAGATCTTCGCTTCTTTGGAGAGATTCTCTCTGAGAAATATGCTTCTGCCATCCAGGAAATGATTGATGATGAGAGATCACTTGGTGATATCCAAACATACATCAATGAGAACTTTAAGGATAGAGAGATTGAAGACCCAGTGGGTAACAAGAAAATTGTTCTTGGTATAGAGTCTGACATCAAAGCTTTCATAAATGGTTCAGCAAAAGAAACCATAGAAAACCTGAAAAACACAGGTGAGCTTTCTTTCACAGATGAAGGTTTTCTTAAATATGAATCTCTTGATGGCAACTTTGCTAGCAGAGAAAGTTTAAAAAAGAATGAGCTAACCGAGGAAGATGTTACAAACATTATAACGTTTGCTAATACCAACCAGATCATTAGCAACTTTGAGTATCACAAGATATTGTTTGGTGATCCTTATCAGTTTGCTATTAAGGACAACCAACTAGATGAGACCAAGCGTATCAAGAGTTTCCTCTCTCCAAGAAGAATTACTGTTGATCTTGTGGAGTTTAACTCATTCCTTAATGATAATGTGAACAATGCTGATGGAATAAAGCTTGATCCTAAAGATCCAGGCTACCACACCTTCAAGTCTTACACAAAGACTATTACATTGAATGATGTGAAGGTGGCTAGTTCACTGGCTAATAATCCTAATCTTTCTAAGGAAGTGAGAAAAGCCTTCCTTGATATCACTGAGGCTGACGCTTCTTCTATTCTTGAGCTAGGCACATATAGAGAAGTTAAGATTAAGAACTCTCAGTGGCCTAAGGAAGCAGAAGATTGGTATCAGTGGCAGATGGCTTACACCAGACAGAACATGCCTGGATATGACTACACCAATCCTGTTCTTGAGGAACATGACAAAGCATTGGTAGCTACTCCTGAGCCTGGTTTTGTGCTAGAGGTATTGAAGCCAATTGTATCTGGTGTAAAGAACAACAAGAACAGAATTGAGCTTGTGCTTGATAAGTTCTCCCAAATGCCCATCTACTATAAGGCTGTACAGGGAACTAGTCTTGAAGATGTATATCTGAGAATGATTAATCCTGATAACCAAATAGGTTATGCTATTATGGTGTCTGGTAGAAAGGTGGGTGCTCAGAAACTATATGAGCTATACAAAGGTGGCAAACTAAACAGTGATGCTTTCTCTGAGGAAGACATTGTTGAGGTGCCTTGGAAGATATATGGTATACAGGTGGAGAATAGCTATGAAGGCCCTGGTTACCAAACCAGAGGTAGTCAGCTTACAAAGATATCTACCCTTGACCTATATGCATACGGTGAACCTATTGGTGCCAATGCTGAGAGAAAAGAAGCTATTAGAGCTGCTGTAAATAAGAACAAAGACATCCTCAGTAGATACCACAAGAATAAGTATGAAGGTTTCCTTAAGAAAGCTGGATTGGAAGACTTGGAAGGTGTGTACAGAATTGTAGACAGAGCTGCTCTTGCTAAGGCTCTACAGGATGAGATGTTCAAAAGAACCCTGTCTGAGAATGTAGTGGATAGCATACAGCTTGATGAAAACAACGAGTTCATCATTCCGTTTGAGGCTTCTCCTGCATATGTTCAGATTAGAAACATCATCTATTCTTTCATAGACAAGGCTATCGGTTCTCCTAAAATGTCAGGTGGTCCATATGTACAGGTGCCTGTAACAGGATGGGAAAGTGCTTCTAAGGGAAGAGGTCTTGCTGTAAAGACAAAAGATGGCTACAAAAAGATAAGCAGAGAAGAGTATGAAGCTATGGAGGATAAGAAGGGTGTAATCCTTACAGAGGACACTCTTAAGATATATGAGGATGAGAAGGGTAAGAGATATTGTGAGGTGATGATTCCTCACTGGTTCAGAGATTTGGGCAAGCTGTCTAAGAAGACAGATGCTGAAATCCTGCAATATCTGAACACTCCTGAAGGAAGAAAGATATTAACAGGTGTTGGTTTCCGTATTCCTACACAGGCGCTAAGCTCTGCAGAAGTGTTTGTTGTGAAGGGCTTCCTCCCTAAGGCTATGGGTAAGACAGTGGTTGTTCCATCAGCCATCACTACAAAAGCTGGATCTGACTTTGATATAGATAAACTCAACATGTATCTGAAAGCCACCTATATTGATAGGAATGGTAATCTCAGACTTGTCACTCTTGAGGGTGATGAGGCAAGCACAAGAGCTTTCTATACAAAGGTGTTCAATGACTCATTGGCTGGAAAGCAAATGTATAAGACTGAACTATTGGAAGCTGCACAGATCTTATCATACAATCTTGATGATCCTAAGAATCTTGTAGAGAAATATGCTAATACATTAAATATTGTTCTTGAAGGAGTTACTGACTCATCTGACTATGAGCAGGCTATAATAGATGATATTAATGAGCTTGGAGATGAAAACATTCAGAAGGGTCTGAGAGAGAAGTTTGTAGATGAGATGTACACAAAAGCTCTTGAGAATGAATACTATGAGAGCCTGGAAGAACTACTTACACTCCCTGAGAACTTCAGCAGATTGGTGAATCCTGTAACTGATGGTGGTCTGAAGAAGCTAGCTGGAAAGATAGATGCATTGAAAGGATATGATGAAGCAGCTGTTAAGAACAAGCTTCTTAATAGAAACTTCCTGAGCAACCTAAGGAATGCATTCATCACTGGTAAGAAGTGGGTGGGTATTGTGGCTACAAACATCACAGGACACTCTCTTGCACAGAAGTCTAAGATTATAATTGATCCAGTTAGATTTGAAAATGTTAAGAATAGAGACGAGAGAAACATTCTTAAATACAATGGTGGACAAATCCTCCTTGATCATAACACTATAGAAGTGGATGGTAAGACATATGCTTCCATCTCAGGAATCTATGATGCTAAGAATGAAGGATACATCTCTGATGGTTTATCTGGATATGCTACAGCTGTTGTGGACGTTGCTAAAGACCCATACATCTTGAGAATCATTAAGAGCGATCTTTTGATAAGCACATTCATGTTCCTCAGAAGAGTGGGTGTTCCTAATGAGCAGCTGGCAATGTTCATGAACCAGCCAATCATAGATGAGTATATTAAGCTCTTAGATAAGAAGAAGTCAAAAACTCTATTTGATTCAAGATATATAAATGAGATACAGGAGTTTTTCCCTCATCTTAAACAAGACATAACTAATACGTTTGATAAGGATGGTCTTGAAGAAAACATCAAAACCTACTACAGTGAAAAACAGTTGAGTCCACGTAAGAACGGTGAGCAGATAGCTATTCTTAAAGAGTTCTTGAAATATGCTAAGATGGCTGACTTCAGCTTCAATCTTACACAGGCTTCCAACTATGACACTACTAAGTTCAGAAATGCAGAAAACCTCTCTAACAAACAATACAAGCAAGAATTCGCAGAGAAGTATAACATATTCTCTTCTGTGGATGAGCTTTTAAGAAATACACACATTGGAGAGCAGGCAATGTACCTCAACAAGAGTGTAGATGCTGCTGCTGAATACCTTGTTCTTGATAAGCCTGAGTTCATGGAGATCACAGATGAGCTTATGGAGCCTTATTACAGAGATCAATACTTAGGTAATGAAGATCGTAATAAGGTGGGTAATAAGATGAAATCTGCTCTTCTTGACTTCATCATCCAAACAAGAACAGATGTTGCTGCTAATCTGTACAGAGACCTAGTAGAAACTTCCACCTCTGTGGCAAACATGCTCACTGAAGCTAAGAAGCAATTCCCTAACGTAAAGATTATCAATGACTTAGAGGTGGATAGCTCAGGTAGAATTGGAGGTGCACAAACCATCAAACTAAGAGTGAATGATAAGTCTAAAGATAGTGAAGATATGTACACAGGAATGATGAGAGAGCTTAGAGATGATCCTCGTACAAACGCTCTGTATAATGGAATAGTGAAACTGTCCATCCTACAGGGTACGCAGATGTCTCCCATCTCCATCAAGAACATCATACCTGTAGAAGACTATGCTGCTAAGATAACTCCCATCATTGCTGGTCTGAAGGCTGATGAGTCAATTAAAGCCTTTGCAAAAAGCTATGAGTTCCAAAGGAATGAGTTTGCTGATGATAAGGTGGTGCCAATTGTAAATCCTAGATTTAGAGAGGTAGAGCAGGTTGAATATAACGAAGATGCTCCTAGAAGATTCCAAGCTGCCTTTGTAAAGATTAATACAATGAATGGTCCTATTGTGGTTCCTGGTCAATTCCCAACCATCCAAGGTTTGGGTGTTAAAACCATGCAAAGACAGCTGTTGTTCTTGAATGAGAAGTATGATGCTAAGGGTAGCAACTATGATGTGGTGAAGGTTCCTAGAGCGCTTCCTATCAACAAGAAGAAGCTAGATGAGGGTAAGTTTGATATAGCCACTGGCTTGGAAATCACTAACCAAACTTACGCTGAGAAGATAAAGAATGGTGACACATCTCTTCAGAACTACTATGGCTATCAGAAGGTGAAGAATGTAGATGGTTCTCCTGTAATTGCTGGACGTGATAGAGATGGAAATGCAATTTATGTCTATAAATTTATTAACTTGCATGGGGATGGTAACTACACCACTGAGTATTATGGAGATGGAAGACCTTCCGTTTTCAACAATGGAACTCAGAAGAACATCATAAATGTAAACGGATCAAAGGTGAGTGGTGAAATTTCAGATGCTGCAATAGTTGACTACTTCAGAGAAAACGCATATTCAGACATTATGAAAGTACAGCCTGCAGAAGCTGCTATTTCTTTTGAATCTGCTTTTCCTGCAGAAAGACAGAAGAAGATTGTTAGCAACTTTGCTACAAAACACAACATGACTGAAGAGCAAGCATTAGATTATATAAACAATGCAATAGCTACCAAAGGACAGGAAGCAATTGACAAACTTAAAGAATGTTATTGATATGGCTTGTATAAATCCCAATACTCCAGAGTTTAAAAAGGCTTTAGAAAAAGCAGGGGGCAATCCTTTGCTTGCAGAAATTGATTTTTCTCAGCAACAAACTACTCCTGTAGAAATTGAAAATGAGATGGGAGAATCTTATTGGAGAAATCTTTATAGTAATAGAAGATTATCTAATAGAGAAGATTTTGTATCAGTTGCAATTCCTAGAATTGACAACAAGTTTAAGCCTGACTATTACAATGTGTACCATGGAACAAATGCATATGAGATAGATAGTGAAGGAAACTTGATATTGACACCTTCTAAAAACTTTGAAGATAGAACCACATCAATATCCTTTACACAAATACCTGTTGTTGCTCAAGATTACATGCTCAGGAAAAATGGAAATGTAATTATTAAGATAAAAAATCAGGCACTTGGAAACAATTATGATATAGAATCTGCAGAAGAAATTGCTGTTAATGGAAACAAACCTTTTGTTGTCCCAAAAGGACAGTATGAGATAATAACAGTTCCTACACTTGCAGAAAAAATGCGTCAAAAGTATTCTGCGGAAGTAGATACAAGGGCTCAAGAAATGATGTCTGAAGCAAAGTCTGATATAGATCTTCTTGATGCAATCTATTCTAATAGAATAGCAGCAGATAACTATGCTGAAATTCAAGAGTATGAAAGAGGTGGTGAGAACGACAATGTTCCTGATTGGTATGTTCCAGATGAATATCTTACATCAAGAGCTGCTCAGAAAGCTTATGATAAAATTAAAGACAGAATAGATAAATCATTCATTATCAATGGTTTATCTGAAATAATATTACAACAAGTTAGAAATACTGGAAGAAATTTTGATGTTAACGAACGATCATTGTTAAATATTTCTACCTATGGAACCAGATATTCTCCTCATGGTGGTTACTTGTTCAACTTTCTATTAGATGAAATAAATGCTACAAATGCTGAGAAACAATCTATAATAGAGGAGATAAAAAACATTGTAGATAAAAACCAACAATCAGCTATTGACTTTTATAACTCACCAGAACAAACTGAAAAAAGAGAAGAAGAAAAAAGGACATTTGAAGAAAACTTAAAAAAGTTTAGAGAGGCAACATCTAATGAAGACATTGACGATCTTCCGTTTCAGCTTGTAGGAACAGAGACATCAACAGCTTCTCCTGCTACAATAGCTAAGATAAAAGACTTCCTTGGGAGGATTGGTGTAAATGTTAAGGAGTATGACAGCATAGTTGTAAATGGTGTTAAGCAAGATGCTAATGCTGCAGCTCTAATTACACAGAAGCTCATTCAGATTGTTCAGGGTAAAGAGGGCGTTGCTCTTCCTGAAGAAGCTATGCACTTTGCTTTGGAGATCATAAAGCAAACAAACCCAGCGCTTTATAACAAGCTGTTAAAGGAGATTAACAACTACCAGCTATATAAGCAGGTGTTGGCTGACTATGGTACAAATCCTTTATACCAAACTGCTGATGGAAAACCTGACATCAGAAAGTTAAAAGATGAAGCTATCGCTAAGGTGTTAGCTGAGACAGTGATTAACCAGAATGAGGGTTCTATAGAAAATCCTGAACACCTAGCAAAGGTGGAAAGCTGGTGGTCACAGATTGTAGAATGGCTTAAAAACCTATTCAACATAAAGAGTGGGTTTGATCAAGCAGCCCTTTCTGTGCTTTCTGGGGAAGAGATTGGCACTGTAGAAGATATTAGAGCAGAAGAGGGAGCAGCCTATTTACAAAAGACCAAGCAGGAAGATAGCATCGATAGATTGAAAGCTATGGATAGCAGACTATCTATCAAAGATGTTGAAGAAGAAGGTAAAAAAGAACCTAGGTATTTCTTAGATGGCGTTACAAAGATATTAAAAAGGGTGTCTGATGATGTAAAAGATTGGTACTCAAGAAGATTCTCAAACAATGAAATCACCAAAACTGAGAAAGACAAGGCAATCGATGATATAAAAAGAGACAAAGGAACTAAAGGACACAGTGATCAAGACTATTTGATAAGAGGATTGAACGATGGTAGAGGTGGTATATTGGTTGATGAAAATGGCTATCTCAGACAAGATCCTCTAGATGATAGTGGATATGTTCCTCAAATGGACCCTAATGATCCTGAGAGAGTTATATATGAAACGCTAAAAGAGAATCTACGTGAGAGACTTGCATCCTTTGGAGAAGGTACAAGGTTTCTTTCTGAGATAAAGATATATGATCCAAAGACTAACAAGGCTGGTACAATTGACCTAGTTGCCATCACTAAAGATGGTAAGGTGAATATAATAGACTGGAAGTTTATGGATTTGAACGTTGATGTATATGAGGATGTTCCTTGGTACAAGATAGCTGCTTGGAAGAATCAAATGGATCAGTATAAAACCATGCTAATCAATGCGTATGGTTTTAAATCTCAAGACTTTGGACAAACCAGAATGATTCCTATCAGGACAGTTTATTCTGGTGGTACACTCCTAGGAATAGAAATAGGTGCTGTAGATCCAAAAGATATCACAGATGCATACCTGATGCCTGTTGGGCTGGAAGAAGAAGCAACAGGAAACGAACAGATAGATGCACTGTTGAAGAAACTGAACGCTGCCTATAGAACTCTTTCTGAGAAGAAAGCACTTCCTTCAGAGAAGAAAGAAAAAGCTGTGCAGTTGAATACCCTGATGTCAGCCATCAGACAACTTCAGATAAGACAAAACATTGAACCGCTTTTGGAAGAAGCTAAGTTGCTTAACAACTACATCCAGAAGGTAATCAATCGATTTGAGACAGAATGGAAGGATAAAGAAAGAATAACACCAGAAGAAGAAGCACAGAGAAGTGCATTCTTGAAGGAGATAAGAGATGCTGAGAAGATGCTTGGTACATACACTAGCTTGGATGTTGACCTTTCAGACCTATTCTTATCAGGAGGTGCTGAGAATGAGAAGCTTGAGACTGAGGTGGCTAAGACTGTTAGAGTGGCTAGAGCCTTAGGTGACAAGCTTAATAGAACTAAGACAGCTTTCGTAAGAGATGTTGTAGGTAGAAGTGAGAAGGTTGAGGACATTATAAAGGAAGAGAAGGAGATAGGTATTGTAGCAAGATGGTTCTCAGATACAGCCTCTTTACAGCTCAACTCTGCAAAGGTGCTATTTAGAAAATCTAACAGAGCGCTTGCAAAAGCTTCTATGGATTCTGTAGACCTGGCAAGAGAACTTCAAGAGATTGAGGGTAGATATAAGAAATGGGCCACTGCTAAAGGTCTTAATAAGAAAGACTACTTCAATATCATCAAGAAGAAGGGTAAGAATGAACTTATCGATGAGTTTAACCCTGAGTTCTACAAAGAACTTAAGTCTAGAATAGATAGGAAAGATCCTGATCTATTCAACTGGGTTAAGGAAAACATTGATATCAAAGCTTATAACGACTTCCTTGATGAGCAAATCAAAAAAGAAACAGAAGAGATTAATCAGAAGTATAAGGACAGAATGGAGTTTGACAGAGCTACAGGAAACTTCTATCTGTCTGAAGAACAGGAAAGAAAGAAGGAGTGGGAGCTGAACAAGATGAAGAAAGCCTATAACACCTCTTCAACAACAAGTGCTGGCTGGTTACAATATAACTTCATCAAGAGATTTCCAAAGGTGGAGAAGTGGCAGTCTCAAGAATGGAAAGAGTTGTTTAAGAAAGATGCTGCTGGTAACTATGTGAATAAACCTGCTGTGGACTTATACAACTACATCAGGAAAGTTAATGACGACTATAGATCTATTGGATATTTAGGAAGAGGAGAAGAGAGGGTGTTTTTACCATGGGTGAGAAAGAGTTTAGTGGAAACACTTATGTCTGGTGGCAGGGTGAATCTATTTGAACAGTTCCTAAAGTCTATATCTGTTGATCCAAATTCAGAAGTGGGTCTTGGTAAAATGGACCAGTACACTGGTAAACCAATTGACGAGATTCCTAAATACTTCACTACAGAGATTAAGGAGGACGTGAGTGAGGACCTATTCAGAAACCTGGCTCTATATAACACCATGGCTCTTAGATATAAGTATCTTTCAGAGATTGAAGAGCAGGCTTTGGGATTGGTTGACATAGAGCAAAACAAAGGATCAATTGCCACTTCCTGGTTCTCAAAGACCCAATACGACAAGAAAACTGGAAAGCTCATCACTGTTCCAAATAATAGCAAGAACACTGAGCTTATTGATAGCATGGTGAAGGGTATCATCTATGGACAGAAATATCTGAAGAATGATACGTTTGACCAGGCTCTTGGAAAGCTAACCAACGTTGGTGAAAAGATAAACAAAAAACTTGGTGTGAAGATATTCCCAGAAGGATTAGAGGGAAGAATCATATCAATGAATAAATCTATTGATACACTGAACAAAACATTCAGTCTCCAAGCTATGGGTCTGAATCCTCTGTCAGCTACCTCCAACTTGTTTGGTGGTACCTCTCAGTCAATTATCAATAGTGGAAAATACTTTACAAAGGGAGACTATCTTGCTGCTGAAGCAAAGGTGAATGCTAAATGGCTCAACTTTATATCCACTGAGGAAAAGAAAAAGATTATTGGTGCCCTAGATTACTTCCTTCCTCTTACAGAAGACTTCTCTAGGGATATTGCTAATGAGTTGTCTTTGGGTAAGTTGAGTCCTGATGGAATACAAAACTTCCTCATGAGCCTCATGAGAAATTCAGACAAGCACGTACAAACTGTTAACTTCCTTGCTTACATAGGTAACTCTATTGTAGTGGATGGACAGGTGGTAAATGCTAGGGAATACCTACGCACCACTCCTGAATACTCAAATATGTATGCTGGTACAACAGAGGAAAGACAAGAAAGAGAGAAGAAGTTTGAGAAGGATGTTGAGAAGCTTGTAGAAGAAAAGGGAGTGATGAAGGTAGGACAAGTGGTTGATAATAAGTTTACTATACCTGGCGTAAATAGGAAAGACGAATCAGTGATTGAGCTCAGAAGGAAGATACAACAAGTGAGCAAGGATGCTCTTGGTAACATGACAGATGATGCTAGAAGAATGATTGACATGAACATATATGGAAATTCTTTCATGTTGTTCAAAAAATGGATTCCAAGACTGGTGGATGTTAGGTTTGGTGACCTGAAATACAACTCAGCTTCTGATGCTTATGAATGGGGTAGGATGCGTGTTGCGTTTAGTATGCTGTCCCTTGACGTTATTAAAAGCATAAAGAGGCTAAGAAACTCTCTTGTAGGTAACCAAGCTGGTGTGGATGATATGAGACAGATGTTTGAGAAGAAGAAGGAGGAATATGAGACAGAAACAGGTAAAGAGCTGGATATGACAGAAACCGAGTTTGTGGACTTGGTAAGAAGAAGTATACAGTCTCAGATGATTGATCTTATGTTCTACCTCACACTGATAGGATTGTTCATGGCTCTGAAGGCAAATGCCCCAGATGAGGATGAGGATGAGGTGGTTAGAAACAGATATAGGTTTATCATGAGGGCTACAGACAAGCTTAAGGATGAGATTGCCTATTTCTACAACCCAGCCAACTTCTCAGCCCTTGTGGCAGGGGGTATATTCCCAGCCATCAGCCAGCTTGACAACTATGGGAAGTTCTTAAGCAACTTCATGAAGGAAATGTTTGGGGTGATTGTGAATGACCAGGAGATGAGAGATGACGCTTTTGCTATAAAATACCTTATGAAATCCTTCCCAATTACAAATCAGCTGTCCCAATATCTCCCTGTGTTTGTTCCAGATGTGGCTAAAGACCTAGGAATTAAAATGCAGTCAAGATCAGGTATAAGGTAACGCTATATTATATCGTTTATTTCTTCATAACTCATTGAAAATACATTACTAACAACTAATTTTGCTTATATGCGTACTGCTGCAATTTGCCCAACATGTCCCTCATATGAGAACGCCTTGTGCGTGCTCTATAACGGAGAATATCTGCCCAATATCGACGTAAACCCCCTAGACTCTCTAGAGGTAGCTCTTGGTAAGATAAATGATAATCTCGTGCCTGTATCAGGAACAGGAGCTCCTACAGCTGGAGCTATCTACCTGGGACAACTATATGTGAGAACCACTGTAGCTCCAAACCTCTACTTCGCTAAGTCAACAGGTACAGGTGCTTTGGACTGGAGGATTCTCCTTTCTATTCCATATACAGGAGCCCCTGAATATGCTGATAACGCTGCTGCCATAGCTGGTGGTTTAACAGATGGTCAAGTCTACCGTACAGGTGACGTATTGAAAATCGTACACTAATTTAACACATGAACGTACTTCCTAATATACTAAGTTATGGAAGTTCAGGTTCATCTGGCACATCAGGTGAAGCTGTTCCCCATATACCAGACTTTTTAGAAAGCTTTCCTCAGCAGGTTGAGACACCTGAACCAATCGATCCAACGGTTGGTAAGCCTTCCTTTTTGTCTAAACTGTATAATAGTGTTCAGTATCAGGCTCCTGATCCTGAGAGTACGTCTATAAATTATAGTGAGAGTTTCTTCAATACACCTCTCCTTTCTAATATTGTTGGCTCTGAATCCTCTGAGGGTGATGGCCAATCATTCATAAATAAGCTCTTTGGTACAACCCATTGTGAGCCTAAGTTCACATCCGCTCCTGTGGTATGTGCAGCTAACCCATGTCCCATCACATTGAACGCCACCTGTGTGTTCTATGAAGGACCCAATTTGATCTATACAAAAATCAACACTAATGACAACCTCCAGACAGCTCTTGAGAAGATAGAGGCAGCTATTGCTGACGAACTTGCAGGTAGCTCTGGTACGAGTGGCACTTCTGGCACCTCAGGAACGTCTGGTACAACAGGCACTTCTGGTACTGATGGTACCAGCGGAACGTCAGGCACAAGTGGTACAACAGGCACTAGTGGCACCTCAGGTAGCTCTGGCACATCTGGTACAACAGGAACAAGCGGTACGAGTGGTACTGACGGTAGTGGAGGAACCTCTGGAACCTCTGGGACGTCTGGAACATCTGGTACAAGTGGGACCACTGGAACCAGTGGCACCTCTGGTACTACGGGTACAAGTGGCACATCAGGTACAGATGGTAGTGGTGGAACCTCAGGTACATCGGGTACATCTGGAACCAGTGGTACAGCTGGCACCTCAGGTACAAGCGGAACCACAGGAACTAGTGGGACTAGTGGGACAAGTGGTACGGACGGTTCTGGTGGTACATCAGGTACTTCTGGGACATCAGGAACCTCTGGAAGTTCAGGTACAGCTGGTACTAGCGGTACGTCTGGGACAACTGGAACATCTGGAACCTCAGGCACTACAGGTACGTCTGGTACCTCAGGCACTTCTGCAACAAGTGGTACGAGCGGAACCAGTGGTACAGATGGAACAGGAGGTACGAGCGGTACATCTGGTACATCAGCCACTAGTGGAACTAGTGGTACAACAGGAACCAGTGGGTCAAGTGGCACCAGTGGAACCTCTGGAACATCAGGAACTGATGGCTCAGGAGGTACTTCTGGCACATCGGGTTCATCTGGTACAGATGGAACTAGTGCAACATCTGGTACTTCTGGCTCTTCTGGAACAGCAGGAACCTCTGCAACTAGCGGAACCTCAGGTACTTCTGGTACGTCAGGTACTGATGGAACAGGGGGAACTAGTGGTACTTCAGGTACATCTGCTACCTCTGGATCATCAGGTTCTTCTGGAACTGATGGAACAGGAGGCACATCAGGTACTAGTGGAACAAGTGCAACTAGTGGTTCATCTGGCACTTCAGGAACCTCAGGTAGTAGCGGTACAACAGGAACATCAGGCAGTAGTGGAACTTCTGGTACAAGCGGAACAGATGGATCTGGGGGTACGTCAGGTACAAGTGCAACGAGTGGAACAAGTGGTACAAGTGCTACATCAGGCACGTCTGGAACAAGTGGAACCACAGGTACGTCAGGTACTTCTGGCTTATCAGGGGATAGGTTTGCCACAACATCTAGTACATGTTACACTATTCAGGCAGCACCTGGTACGGGCACTATCACTGTAGGTACAGCACTTGCCTATACATTAGGACAAAGTATAATCATAACTTATTCAGGCGATCCTCTAAAACATAATGAGGCTATCGTCACATCATATGACCCAAACACAGGTAGCTTAAGCTTCCAAGTGACTGGTCAAACTGGCTCAGGAACATATTGTTCTTGGGTGGTAAACTTGGATGGTGCCACAGGTGGTGATGGTTCTAGTGGATCATCGGGAACTAGTGGTACATCTGCAACATCTGGTACATCTGGTACGACAGGTACATCAGGTTCAAGTGGTACGTCTGCTACGTCAGGAACCTCAGGTACCACAGGAACTAGTGGAACTGACGGTACAAGTGGAACCAGCGGCACTACAGGCACATCTGGCTCAAGCGGTAGTAGTGGATCTTCAGGAAGCAGTGGTTCTAGTGGAACGTCTGCCACTTCTGGAACTTCTGGTACATCAGCTACAGATGGTACAGGGGGCACTAGTGGAACTAGTGGATCCTCAGGATCAAGCGGTAGTGCTGGAACAAGTGGTACAGCAGGTAGTCCTGGTACATCTGGAACTAGTGGTAGCTCTGGAACAGCAGGAACGTCAGGAACCACAGGTACATCTGGAACTTCTGGAACAACAGGTACCAGTGGTACTAGTGGTGTATCTGGAACCTCTGGAACTAGTGGTACAAACGGTACAGGTGGAACATCTGGCACCTCTGGAAGTAGTGGAACATCTGGGTCTAGCGGTACAGCAGGTTCATCTGGTACTAGTGGTACATCGGGTACAGCAGGTACTAATGGTAGTCCAGGAACCTCTGGCACAAGTGGATCAAGTGGATCTAGTGGTACAAGCGGTACGACAGGTACCAGTGGAACGTCAGGTTCTTCTGGATCTAGTGGTATAAACGTTGGATCAAGTGCTGTAATTGTACTTGGTGCAGGTGCTTGTTCTTCTGTTAGATGTGGTGTTAGTAATAGTGCTTTAGGTGGTTACACAGGTAACTTAGCAGGTGCGCAAAATACCATGAGTGGTTGTTGCTACAATGTTATAGTTGGTGGGTATAATAGCACTGCAAGTGGTGTATATTATGCTTTTATAGGAAACGGCAGCACGCACACGGTAAGTGGTAACACAGCAACTGTAGTTAATGGTATTGGGAATACTGCAAGTGGAAGTTTATCATTTGTAGGTAATGGTGCAAGCAACATTGCTAATAATAATTACTCAACAATAGTTAATGGTAATTCAAATACTGCATCAGGTGCATATTCTTTTATTGGAGGAGGTACAGGAAATAGAGGTTGCACAAATCATACAACCATAGCAGGCGGTAGATACAATTGCGCTTTTGGTGAAAATTCAACTGTAGCAGGTGGTGAATACAACAAATCCACAGGAAACTATTCATTTATAGGTGGCGGTTCAGGTAATACTGCTTCCGCTTATATGGCTGTTGTTGGAGGTGGTTATTATAACACTGCTTCAGGTAGCCATTCATTCGTTGGGGGTGGTGGATGTTCTCTTACGCCAAACTGTGCCACAGGCGCACATTCTGTAGTAGTTGGTGGTGCAAATGGTAGAGCTACAGGTAACTGCTCAACTATTGGTGGTGGATGTGGTAATACTGCAAGTGGTTATTCTTCAACTGTAGTAGGTGGGTGTGGGTCAGTAGCTTCAGGTGCTTGTTCAGTTGCAGGTGGTAGAACTAACACAGCGAGCGGTGGATTTTCTGTCGCATTTGGCGTTAATGTCACAGCTTCAGGTTACATATCTACTGTTTCAGGAGGTAATGGTAATATAGCTAATCTTACTTATGCTACAATAGGGGGTGGTGTTTTAAATACTGCATCAGGTTCAGTTTCTACTATTGCAGGTGGCTCTAACAACTTAGCATCAAATAGTAATTCGACAGTTTCAGGGGGTCTCTGTAACACTGCTTCAGGAAATATTTCCACTGTAGTTGGAGGTGATAATAACGTTGCAAGTGGTCAAAGGTCTTTTGTGGGAGGTGGTTATGGTCATACATCATCTAACAATTATAGTGTAGTAGCAGGTGGGTATGTGAATGTTTCAGATGGCTATGGTTCTACTGTAAGTGGTGGATATAGAAACTATGCAAACGGTCATCAAGCTACTATAGGTGGTGGTATTTACAATTGGATATGTTGTAATATAGATAGAACTTGCACAGCAGGTGCAACTATTGGAGGCGGTGCAGGTAATAATACAAGTGGTGGTACTTTTGGTACAGCAGTATTTAGTGTAGCACCTACAACATTCTACGCAGCAGGTAAGTTCTCAACTATTGGCGGTGGATTTCAGAATAGAGCAACAGGAAATTATTCAGCATTATCAGGTGGATATTTGAACTCTGCTTCGGGTGCATACTCTGCTATAGGAGGTGGATTGTTAAACAGTGCTTCTTCTGTTTCTTTTATAGGAGCAGGTCAAAGCAATACAGGTTCAGGCAGTTATGCGTTTGTAGGCGCAGGTAGAGGAAATACTGCTTCAGGACAATTTTCTGCAATAGGTGCAGGAAGAAACAATACAGCATCAGGTAACTTTTCATTTGTCGGTAGTGGTTGTGGAGACACAGCTTCAGGAACGTACTCATTTGTTGGTGGCGGTTATCTAAACTGTGCTACAGGAAGTTGTTCATTCATAGGGGGCGGAAGAACTAACGCTGCTATGGGTTCAGCAGCAGTAATTGCAGGTGGTGAAAGTAATACAGCTTGTGTTTATGCAAGTGTGATAGGTGGTTTTTATAGCGTTGCTTCAGGCTATATGTCTGTTACGGCAGGTGGCTGTGGAAACACAACAAGCAACAACTATTCTGTAATTGTTGGTGGTAAAAACAATAGTGTATCTAATACTTGTTCAGGTATTCTTGGTGGATGGCAAAATAGTGTCAGTGGTTCTTATTCTGCGATAGCAGGTGGTAGACAAAACACTGTAACAGGTGGAGGCTCATTCATAGGAGGTGGTCAAAGCAACTTAGCAAACGCCACATTCTATGCAACAATAGGTGGTGGATTAGGAAATACAGCAAGTGGATACAATGCTACAATTGCAGGTGGATGGTGTAACTCTGCATCAGGAGTGAGGTCTTTTTTAGGAGGTGGTATAGCTAATACTTCTTCAGGTGCTTGTTCTACAGTAGGTGGCGGTAGAAGTAATGCTGCTTCGACTTCATATTCTACAGTAAGTGGAGGATATGTTAATTTTGCTTCAGGTACATTAGCAACTGTTGGTGGTGGTAGAGGAAACGGAGCTTCAAGTATTGGAGGTACTGTGAGCGGAGGATACTATAACTGTGCAGGTGGTAGTTATTATTCTTTTGTTGGTGGTGGTTATGGTAATATAGCTTCAACAAATGAATCAGTAGTAGCAGGGGGTGAATCAAATACTGCATCAGGAACAGAGGCAGCTATCCTTGGGGGTAGAGGTCATACAGCAAGTGGAAACTATGCAATTGTTGGTGGTGGCTACTTCAATATAGCATCAGGCAACTGCTCTGTAGTGGCAGGTGGATGCGGTAACACTGCAACTTGTCGTTTTGCGTTTGTGGGTGGAGGTAGATTAAACTCAGCAAGTGGTGCTTATGATGCAACCATAGGTGGTGGTTATTTCAATATATCCTCAGGAACATACGCTTCTACTGTAAGTGGTGGATACAGAAACTGTTCTACAAGCTACATGAGTACAGTGGGTGGTGGTAGATTCAATACTGCTTCAGGATATTGCTCTACAGTTAGTGGTGGTCATAGTAACTGTGCAACTGTTGAGGGGGCTGCTGTAGCAGGTGGTTCTACAAACTCTGCAATTTCTAATCATGCTTTTGTAGGGGGTGGTCTTGAAAACACAGCAAGTGGTATAAGAGCAACAGTTGCAGGTGGACGTTCTAACACAGCTTCAGGTTACTGTTCTTTTGTGGGTGGAGGAAGTAGTAACTTATCTTCAGGAGCGCATTCAACAGTTTCAGGTGGAAATTTAAACTGCTCAATAGGTGGTTTTTCAAATATTAGCGGTGGTAGATTAAATGTTGCATGTGGAGGATATGGTACAATAAGTGGTGGATACGGAAACTATAATAATGCAGGAATGTCCACTATTGGTGGAGGATGTAGAAACTGCACTACATCTGCCTATGCTGTAGTAGTTGGAGGTAGAGCAAATGTAGGTGCAAGTAATTATGGATTTTTAGGTGGTGGTTTATATAATACAATTAGTGGAGATTATTACTCAGTTCTTGGTGGTGGATGTGGAAACACATCGTCCGCAAGAGCGTCATTTGTTGGTAGTGGATTGAGTAACACGGCTTCAGGATTTTCATCTGTAGTGGTTGGAGGTAGACAAAATAATTCTACAGGATGTTATTCAGCAATATTGGGTGGATATGATAACAATGCTACAAATTATCAATCTACCATATCAGGAGGTCAAAGCAATAGTGCAAGTGGTTATAGAGCAGTCATTGGAGCAGGTGCTATAAACATATCTTCAAATAGTCATGCAGCTATTTTAGGTGGCTTGTGTAACACAGCTTCAGGAGCTTGTTCTTCAGTAGGAGGAGGGTGTGGCAACATTGCAAATGGTGGGTTTGCATATGCTTCAGGTCAAGGTAATACATCATCAGGAGTTGCTTCAGTGGTAGCAGGAGGTCAAAGTAATTTAGCTGCAACTACATTCTCATTTATTGGAGGGGGTTATGGCAACAAAGCATGTGGTGATGAATATGCAATAGTGGTAGGTGGTAATAGTAACACAGCAAGTAATAGATATGCATTTATAGGTGGTGGAGGAAGTAATACAGCTTCTAATAGTTTTGCATTTTTAGGAGGAGGATATTCAAACACAGCTTCAGGTTCAATAGCAACAATAGCAGGTGGTAGAGCTAATTTAGCTTCAGGATGCTGCTCATTCGTTGGAGGTGGGTATGGACATAGTGCATCAGGAGCAAACTCAGTTGTATCAGGAGGTGATGGGAACTTAGCATCAGGAGCTTGTTCAGTAGTAGCAGGGGGTAAATCAAACTCAGCATCAGCTTGTTACACAACAATAGCAGGCGGGACTACTAACAGTGCTTCATATAGGTTTGCAACTGTTGGTGGTGGTACATCAAATGTATCATCCAACACAGCAACAGTAGTTGCAGGTGGACAATTAAACTGTGCAGTATCACCTTATTCCATAGTAGTAGGTGGCTATAACAACCTGTCATGTGCAACATATGCATTTATTGGAGGTGGTAGTTCAAATACATCCTCAGGATATCGTTCAACGATTGTAGGAGGTACAAATAACTTAGCATCAGGAGCTTGTTCATTTGTAGGAGGAGGTAAAAACAATACATCATCTTCTGGTTATTCTTTTATAGGTGGTGGTCAAGGCAACGCAGCTTCAGGACCTTGGGCAGCTATAAGTGGTGGACAAAACAATGTTGTAAATGGTCAAAGAGCATTTATAGGAGCAGGACTTGCTAATACTGCATCAAGTAACTATTCTATAGTAGCAGGGGGATATACAAATTATTCATCTGGATATGCTTCAACAATAAGTGGTGGTTATAGAAATTATGCTAATGGTAATCAATCCACAATAGGAGGAGGTATATGTAACTTTATTTGCTGTTCAACAGCTACTTGTTGCACAGCTGGAGCAACCATTGCAGGAGGTGTTGGTAATAATACAAGTGGTGGAACATTTAATGATACATATTTTTGCGTTGCTCCAACAACCTTTTATGCAGCAGGTAAGTTATCATTTATAGGTGGTGGTTTCCAAAACAGAGCAACAGCAACTTATGCTACGATTGGTGGTGGTTTAACCAACTCAGCTTCAGGAGCTTATGCTTTCATAGGAGGTGGTCAAAATAATACAGCAGCAGGGAATTGGCCTGTTGTAGGTGGAGGTGCAGGTAATACAGCAAATGCTACATATAGACCTGTTGTTGCTGGTGGTTCATCTAATAGTGCAACAGGGAATTGGAGTTTTGTAGGAGGAGGTGATAGCAACACTGCAAGTGCATATATGTCTGTAGTTGCAGGAGGACAAGGTAATACAGCTAATGCAAATCACTCAAGCGTTCTTGGTGGTAAAAGCAATTTAGCATCTGGTAACTGTGCTAAAGTTGGTGGTGGTCAGAATAATGTAGCTAATGGTTCTCTTGGAACTATTGGTGGTGGTCTTTGTAACTATGCATCTGTACTTTGGAGTACAGTTGGTGGTGGTAAATACAACTGTGTATATGCTCAACACTCAGGAACAATTGCAGGTGGTAGTGCTAACTCAGTGTCAGGATATTATTCATTTGTTGGTGGTGGATATAACAATACTATTTGTAATGGTGTCTATGCAGGTACAATCTCTGGTGGTTATGGAAACCGTTTAACAGGAGGTTGTCAAGGAACTATTGGTGGTGGTAGATATAACTGCGTAACAGGTGCATGGTCAACTGTGGCAGGCGGATGTACAAACACTGCAAGTGGAACTCAATCAATTGCAGCAGGAGGTAGATTAAACACTGCAAGCAGTACATATGCTGCAATCTCAGGTGGATATAGTAACACAGCTAGTGGAACATATTCGTTTGTAGGAAGTGGTAGTGTTAATACATCAAGTGGTGGTTGCGCTGCTATTGCAGGTGGTAAAGCCAATGGAGCAAGTGGTTTGGTTTCTTTCATTGGTGGTGGATGTTCAAACACAGCAAGTGGTGAAAGGTCAGCTATAGCTGGAGGTTCTAGTAACACTGCAGGTTATCTATCCTTTGTGGGTGGTGGTGATAGTAACACTGCTAACGTAAATAGAGGTGTAATTGCAGGTGGATACAACAGCACAGTTTCTTCTAACTACTCTTCTATCAGTGGTGGTTACCAAAACGTAATCTGTAATACAGCCGCCTATAGTTGGGCAGCGGGTAGAAGAAACACAGTGAGTGCTGCTTATAGTGGTGCTGGTGGATGTTGTGTAACAGCTAGTGCAGCAAGAACACTATATTGGAACAACTTCTGTGCTACAGCTTGTATGTTTGCAACAGCGTTCTTTGAAACTTCTGATGAGCGTCTGAAGAACATACAATGTAGAATTCCTTCATGTGATGGAATCAATTCGATCTGTTACACATGGAGAGAAGGAGAAACAGGTGTTTTAAACCTTGGTTACTCAGCTCAAAACGTTCAATGCTTCATGCCAAATGCTGTTTCTCCTGATGTGAATGGATATTACAGAGTGGACTATAACCAGGTGCACATATACAAAATCAACAAACTGGAAGAAAGGATTGCACAACTTGAGGAGATAATTAAAAAGATTACATCATGAGTTGGGTGGGAATAGCAAACAACCAAACTGTATCGTTTAACAATCTGCAGGATGCTGTGACAAATGGTTATTTTGTTGCTCTTGCAGCTATTCCTGTAAGCACAGAACAGATAACCAAAACAGATGCTGCTACATATGCTAACATTGACACAACTTATGGTCCATATGCAGCTAAGGCAAGTAACCAGCTTGTTGTAAAAAGCAATCTAATACCAATAAGTTATGCATATACAATCTACTTCTATGAGTATTGCTACTATGATGGATTTTATGTAGAGGGTGGATCAGGGACTGCTGCTGCAGCATGTTCTAATCCCAACACTATAACACTTTATAGTCCTTCTTCCTCATTTGTAGCAGGGATGAAACTGTTCTATGATGCAGCTTGTTCTAATCCTTGGTATGGTGATCAAGGAAACTGTGGTGATTATTATAAGGTGATAATATCAGGAACAGCATATTCATTTATGTACCCTGATGCAGGATCAACTGTTAGTAATATTAATGCTTGCGCAGTTGCTTGTAGTTGCTTTATATTGTATAATACCACAACTGAAGACATAGACATTTCAATTCAATTCTACGATTGTCAATCAGGATTGGTTTGTAATATATGCCCTGCAGGAGGATACATATATCTGTGTATTCAAGATGGTCAACATACAAACTACACTGTACACGCAGGAACAGGTTGTACAGGATATACGCCTTCTTATTACATTACAGCTTTAGGTGGTGCATGTACTGATTCATCAAGTTGTATCTAAAAAATATATAATTCAAAACTTTTTAATAACTTTGTAAAAAACAATAGACAATGGCAAATTCTTGGAACACACTCCACATTTTTGGTTTTGGAACTGTGCAA